CTGCACAAAAATCAATCTCCCCAGCACACGGAATCCGCTTCGTCTGGCCGCTGCCATTCAGGTTCTTCGTCTGCTCTGGGTGCGAAGTAGTAGTCATCGGGCGGCTCAACCACGCCACCGAACCTGTCAAAACAACCAGAGCAATCGTACATCTCGTTCATACCGTACCTCCAAGTTTCAGGATTTTTGCCTTCATCTCTTCCACAAGGGCTTCCAACTGAGATATGACATATTTCATCTTGCTGAAGCTCCTCGTTACGGACTCCCACTGGTCTAAATCGATTTCGACTGTATTCCACGCATGACCGCAGTTTTCGCACAGTCTCCGTCGGATGATGTTGTCTTCGCATGATGTGCTGCGATAGATTTTAATTTTCTCGCTTCCGCACGTCGGGCACTTCACTTGGCATCCCTCCACTCGTTTGTGTGATGCGGGATGCGCTTGATTTTCCGGTTCTCTTGCTCCATGTACTCGTTTTCGGCGCTTACGCCAATTGCGGCCAAAATCAGAGCCACAAGAAATACAGCCAGAGCAAGGAACGTGTATCCAAGCATCTCCCATCCGTCCGTCGCGTTCTCAATGGCGTTCCCGCACCCAAGAGCTACGATAGCAAGCGAAATGCTCATACAGCACAGCACCGTGCCTTTAACTGTTTTCATCTCTCTTCACCTCTTTCAAAATAATGTCGAATCCGTTCGTCTTTTTCTCGTTGATGACTATTTTTGCATTCAACGCCTTTGCGATTTTTAGAAGCGTATCGACCCGAACGGAACTTTTCTGCTTCTTTCGCTTGCCCAAGATGCTGTAAATCGTCGGCCTTGATACTCCCGATCTACGGCTAAGGTCGTTGATGTTAAAGTACCTGACCCTCATTGTATCTTCCAGCGTCATGCCTTTTTACCAACACCGAAAATCCAGACGGTTGCCATCAGAGCGCCAGCACCAATGATGTACCATGTCGCCTTAGCTCCGACCAAAAGCTCGATGTGATGCACCAGCCAGAAGTTCAGCAGAAACGCTACGAGAATCAACGCTAAGACAATGCCCCAAATCAGGACGATTTCCACGAGTGCTTTCATCTTTATCCTTTCTTCGAATGTGTTCCAGCCGCTCTTTCTCCCGGCTGTTCCAGCGGATTTCCCGCTGACCGTAATATTTACCGTTCATCGGGCGGCTCCACCTTCCCCTGACTAAGCAACATACTGTAATGCCCATAGTTCATTCCGAGAGACTTTGCCTTGTCGTTTATTTGCTTGATGCTGTATCTAGGCGGAGCCGGTCTTTGCCTTTCTGGCAGCTTGAATTGATATCTAGCCGGTGCACATGACCTTTCGGCCTTTCTGGCACAATCTTTGTGATACTTCTGATCCGGTGTTTTCTTTACCATCGTCTTACCGCACCACGCACAGAGACTTATCACTCGTTCGGCTTTGCCCTTCCGACGTCTCCATTTCGCTTGCTGTTCAAGCTGGACGTTATGTGCACATACGGCACAATACTTCTGGTTTGCGTTCGGAGATTCAAGAAGCGCTTTACAGCGGACGCAGAATTTATTCATCACGTTCACCGTCTTTCTCTCTGGCTTCCCGATTATGCCGTTCAAAGCACTGGTTCAGCATCTTTTCCATCCACAGCACCTTGTTGGCTTCGTTCCGGGACACGCCCTCCGCCATCGCAAGCTTCAACCTGCGCTTCCGGCTCGGTGCTTTGTAAAAATACGTCACCAACATTCACCAGCCTTTTTGATGATGAATTTCGGGACTTGCTGACCTGTGGCAATGCACAGCGCAACTAGTTTTTCGACCCAGATATCACGCAAACCCTCTTCGGTCATATAGCACTGACCAACGCAGAGCTCCTTAAAATCTGCCCAAATCGATAGTCCAACAGCACCATCCGCGACCGTCCATATCATATTGTAGCCTTCATCGCACAGGCCGCACAAAATGTCTCGTGCTATGCTTTTGGCTTTGTCGATTTCAAAGGCATCCCAGCGCTTTTTGCTTTCCTCGTAAGCCTTTGTTGCCTCGTCAATGGCGTGGTGCGCTTCGTTCGGGTGTTCAAGGTCTACCTTTAAGGTGATAATCTGCTCCATGTTCAGTCCTCCGCTTTTCTGCTCTTCTCCGTCTTTAAGAAGAGATTAACGAAATAGACCTGACCGATACCCGTCACCTTCGGGGTCTTATTGATAGAAGTGTGCCCGTCGGAATGTGCAATGGACGTTTCCTTGATTTCAAACAAGCGAAGTTCCATAGACTTCTGGGTCGGCATATTGTAGTCCGTCCGCTTTCTGTCCTTAATCAGGTATCCGTTTTCACGCATCCATGAGAACAAGCGGTTCTGCCCCATCTGGATGCCGTTCTGTGACAGCAGCTTTGCCATTTCACCAACAAGAATGCTCTGGCTGCTTGCGCTTACTGCGTCAGCAAAAAGTGCTTTCGGCTTCATGGTCTCAATCTGCTTGTCTTTCTCTTCCAGCTCCTCATGCGCTGCGATCAGTGCAGTTGCGAGAAGTTGCGAGCGGGTAAGCTGCGGTGCGTTGTAGCTTCCAGTCTTGCGAATGGTAGGAAGCACATCGTTTGTGACCCATCTACGGAACGGAGCCGCTTCCGGTTTGTCGCTGCGAAGAATGACATGGTACAGGCCGCTTTCGTTGACGATTACCATTTCCTGTTTGCCGCCAAGGGTGTCAATCAGACTGACACCCTTTTCGTCATCATCTAATCGGTCAGCAGCCATGCGGTTATTGCTAATACCAAGCACAGCACACACATCTTTCAGAACGAACCACGCTTCCCCGTCCATATCAACCGTGCGAACTTTGCTGTTCTGATATTCAAAAACTTGAATGTTTGCCATTTTTTCTCTCCCTTCTTACACTCCCGAATCCTGAATATTCAAAATCCGGCAGATGCTTTTCTTGATGCCGGGCGTTTCCAGCTTCCCTGTCTTAACCTTGAAAAGGTAAGAACGGTCAAAATATCGTCCGGTGTCCTCCTTGACTTTTTCAATCAACCAGTCATTGGTCTTGTCTTTTTGGATAAGAGCAATCTCGATTTGTTTGCCAAAGTCACACAGAGGTTTTTTTTCAGCCATTATTTCACCTCCGGCTATTGATTTTTACGCATAAGTGTAATATAATGAAGTTGCTAGAAATCATTCATTACGCCTTCGCGGTACGGTCTTAGTATAATACGCTTTCGCGTAAAATGCAAGGCTTTTTTAAGCGTTCGCGTAATTTCAGCAAACCTTACAATGCGAGGACTGGAATTATGGCAAACTTGTACGAAAATATTGAAAAACTCTGCAAGCAGCGTGGAGTAAATGTGACCACAATGTGCAAGGAATCGGGTGCAAGCCGTGGGTCTTTGACCGATTTGAAAAACGGTAGAAAGCAAACCTTGAAATATGAAACGCTCGATAAGATAGCTTCTTATTTTGGAACAAGCGTAGATGCTTTGGTTTCTGGCGAACATAAAGAAAACCCGCCCCAGCAGCCGCAAAGCGAAGTTGACGCGGATATCAAATGGATTGAGCAGAAGCTAGTAGAGATGCCGAAAGAAAAGCGTGAAGCTTTGATGAAGCTTATCAGAACTATGTGAGGTGATGACGTGGGCAAAAAGAATTTTAGCAAAGAAGAGCTGCTGAACGACAAAAGTTCTCACATGGGTGATAGGTTTTCATTTGCCTTCGGTGCGCTTTTCTTGGTTGCTTCATTTATTTTCCTTGTGTATTCTTCAACCGCCTTTTTAATCGTTGCAGCCATTGGGGCTATGATGTTGATAAAAGGTAAACGCGGATACGATATGTTTCTTGAAAGAGAAAAGCTCAAAACAAAAATGTACGAAACACCTGTATCCGCAAAGATTGTAGGCTCTGGTGAAAGCAAGAAGGCCGGAAGCGCCGCACTCCGTTCCGCTGTTGGCGGTTCAATTGCCGGTTTGCCCGGTGCTGTTTACGGTGCAGCATCCGCAAAATCTAAAACCAGCGTCACGTTTTATGTGACGTATGAAGATGGGCATCACGGAAGCGAAACTGTAAATTCCGATTCTAGCCGGTTCTTAAAACTGATGAAAGTCTGTAAGGATTGACCCGGTACAAATAAAACCCCTTGCGCCGGGCTTTTGGTAGCCTTATGCGCAAGGGGTTTTGTCATGCGTTAGTTATTATTTCTTTAGCTGCCGGAATCTTCTCAGGATGTTCCAGCAGCCATGCAATAAATCGGTCAATCTTGGCTCTTTCCTGTTCACTCATTGTGGCATATCCTCCCGATCGGTAAGTGCAGATGTTCATTTGATACGATTATACATCTTCTAGTTGTCAAGTCAATGTCTTTTGAACAACTTTGTAAAAATCGAACGTTTTCTTCACATCCATTACTTCACATCAGGGAAGCCACGAGTGTTCAAGTCAAAAGGGACAGCGCCTATCCATCTTTCCTCCAATCACAGCTCTACGAGCTGTCCGTCAATGCGTTCGATGTTATCTGCCGGGTCTCGCCCATCGTCTAATGCGGCTACGGCGCGTTCAAGGATGCCTTTTGCTTCGAGGTAAGCATCTTTATCAGCTTCGTACCCAGAAAGGCTCAGGACAAGCTCCAGCGTCCGTCTGCGAGCGTATGGGATAATCAGAGCATCTACGGTTCGGTTCATTAGCTTTCCTCCCACGGTTCAGGTGTGTGCGGCTTCCCATCGGGAACACTGGCAGGCATTCCGTCGATGATCGGCATACGTTCATGGTTCCAGATTACAGTTTCTTTCATTTTTGTTCCACTCCTCTTTGGAATTTTTTGACAATACAGTTATATCATAGGCTGCTGTTGGTTCTCCATAGCAGCTTTTTCCATTTTTTGGCTTGTCGAACCCGGCAGTTTTGCCGGATTTTGTTGAAAGGGTGAGAATTTATGGATGAATATTTAGTAAGAACAGCCAAAGCATTGGAGATAGCTCGAATGCGTTCCGGCTTGAGCCAGCAGAAGTTAGCGGCAAAAATGGGCGTGAATCGTGGAACGATAGCAAATTGGGAGCAAGGTCTGGCAGCCATTTCCCTTCCGATGGCTATGCGCTGGTTCACCTGCTGCGGCGTATCGGTGGCTCGATACATGGATGCTTGTATTCATCCGGGGCTACTTGAACACCTTGAGTACGACCTTTCCGATCTGGAGAAACGGCGGATTCTCATAGATGCTATGATGGAGTGCTCCTCCTATGAGATAGATGCCTTGCTGTACATCCGATACGGAGATCACGGCTCAGACCATATCGGCGTGCTGACAGAGATTTTGGCAAACCTCCACACACCGCTGAAGGACAGGGTCGCTGTCTGCCGGATGGTGTCTGGTAGCTATGAGATGGCACAGGCTACCAGAACAGACCCAGACCCGAACGGAACCGCCCCAAAGATGGAGATTCTTTATCAGGCGCAGGACGCTGGAACGGAAGCTGCTATGAAGTCCAACGATTCCTATACTGTGAATCCCAATAATATAACTGGCTGATTGTCGAATTATCGAAGTTTTTGAAGAACATTTTGTCCACGTTCATCCACTTTTTGTACACCTATCGGGCAAATTTACCTTGTCAATCCGTCCCCCATAAGCTGTAAATCGACAACATTCGCGCGGAATAAATAACGAATTATCGTCAATCTATTGCCTGTGATTGGTCGGCTTGTCAATCCGTCCCCCATAGCATTGGCTTAAAAGTTTTTCATCCACTTTTCGTACACGTTAGGCAAACCTAACCGTTAAGCGTTTCAACCTTTCGGATGTTAAACATCTGTTTATTTGGCGATATTTGCTTTGTGTTTTCCACTTTTTAAGAGAGAAAGAAAAGATTTTGTGGAAAATTTTCTTCTTCTGCTATTAGTAGAAGTTATTTTATAATCTTGTTAATAGTCTTGTTTTATATAATGTAAAGAGGTGTACAAAAAATGGATATAGGTGTACAGATTGTGGAAATAGGTGTACGAAATGTGGACAGTTAGGTGTACAAGAAGTGGAAATAGGTGTACACTTGCTATTGATTTGTACACCTATCTGTGATATACTCTTATACGAGAGGAGGCGTGATAAGATTGTCTGATATTAAAGGCGGGAACTTGGTTGAAAAAAGCAGACAGCTTGTTTGGGCAAAGTTCACTGATTATACAGCAGGAGAACTACGGTTACTTGAAGTGTATCTTAGCCGCATCAATCCGAGAGACCCTGAAACTTCAACGGTTCAGTTTACGTTACAAGAGTATTGCGAGTTTTTGGGGTTGAAAATCAACTCTAGGAATTTGAAAGCACAGGTCAAGCATTTCATCGACAACTCTGTTGAAGTTCCTAGAGGTGACGGTTCAGGCTCGTTTGACCTGTATCCCCTGTTCAGTAGAGCAACTGTAAACTTTGAACCTAGTTTAATGAATATTACTGTGTCATTGTGTTGCAATCCGCTTCTGCAACCTGTTTTCTTCGACATTGCGGAGCGTGGATATGTCAAGTATCGCTTGCGCTACACAGCGAATATGAAATCGCAGTATAGCATTTTGCTGTATTCAATTCTCCGAGAGTTCATCGGACGTGGCGTGAGCCAGCCCGAAATTACGTTGGATAGATTAAGGGAACAGCTTGGTGCAAGAGAACCTAGCTATCAAGAGTTCAAGCATCTTAGGCGGCGTGTCATTGATATTGCGGTAGCTGAAATAAACGAAGTATCAGACCTGTGCGTTGAATATGACAAGGTCATGAGAGGTCGCAATGCGGTTGCTGTGAAGTTCAATATAGCTTTCAAGTCTAATGAGCCAGTCATAGACGTGGAAGCTAACGAGGTTGAAAGCGTAGAGCTAAAAGATGTTCCAAAGAGCCAACGACCTGCCAGAAAGCCCCGCAGCGGCGCATACGAGGATGTGGATTGGGCATCTATTGCGCCGGAGATGTCTAAAAGCCAGTGTATCTTGACTGCAAAGCTGGTGGCAAAGAGATTGCCGGAGAAGTATCCGAACATCAAGCCTAACAAGAAAAAGGAAGCTGTTGTAAACATCGTTGAGAACGCATACAGGATTCTTGTCAGTGAACGGCTTGATAAGATTGAAAAAGACCCCGGCGCTTATATGTACTCAATTTTGAAAGAAGCAGACCTTGACGATTATGCTACATTTGATGATAGCTTCTTGAAGTAGTCAGATGTAGCACATTGAGCAGATGATGCAGAAAGGAGAAAGAGTATGGTTCCAATGTTTCCGAAAGGCTATGACAAGGACAAGTGGTACATGACTAAAGATGTTATGCCGGATAAAAGCCTAGAAGGATGGCCGCGTGGGCTTTTACTTCGCATCGAAGATGAGAAAACAGGAGAAAAAATCATAGCCGGTGAGTACGATACAATCAGCGGCAAATGGTTTGATTCCGATAGTAATGAAATCAAAGGAACTGTAGTTGCATGGAACGTCACGCCCGTGTTGTGGGTCGGAGACGAGATAAAAGCAGCATATCCGTTCTACTAAAAAGAAAGAGTGATAAAATGGCAAAAATCATAGCTGTCGCTAACCAGAAGGGCGGCACAGGAAAGACTACCACAAGCACCTGTCTGGCTGGTGCGTTGCAGTTGCTTGGCAAGAAAGTTTTACTGGTGGACTGCGATGCCCAGTGCAACGCAACGGACACCTACGGAGCACAGACAGAGGATGTATGCACCCTGTTTGATGTAATGACCCGGCAAGGCACGGTAGAGGAAGGAATCCAGAACTGTGAAGCTGGTGACATTCTGCCGTCCGACAGCGCATTGAAGGACATTGACGAGCAGCTTGTCAGGGACATGGGAAAGAACTTCCGGTTGAGAGAAGCCCTTGAAAGCGTATCTGGGCAGTACGATTATATTGTGCTGGACACTCCCCCGCAGTTGGGTTTGATGCTTGTAAATGCGCTGATCGCATCGAACAGCGTCATTGTTCCAATGACCCCTGACCGCTACGCTGTGGCTGGTTTAAGCCAGCTTTCGCAGACAATCAATGATGTTAGGAGATACTTTAATCAAAATCTGAAAATCGAAGGGTTGCTGCTGAATAAGTTTGGGGGTCGGGAAATCCTTTCAAAAGAAGCAATCGAAGCACTACCAGAAGCCGCAAACCTTATGGGAACCAAAGTGCTTGACACAAAAATCCGAATGTCAATGGGGATTAGAAAGGCGCAATCAGAACGTCATGGTCTGTTTATTGGAAATACGGCAAAATGCACTGGCGCAGAGGATTTCAAGGCGTTGGCGCAGATGATTGTAGAGGGGGAAGAAAAATGAGCGATTTATACCCACATCTTTTGAATGCAACTTGTGTTGATGACACGGAGCAAGTCTACGTTATCAATTTTGGTTTTTCATTTAATGACCTTTCCGATAAAGAGAAAGAAATGGCGTTTCATTCTCAGTGGTATCTAGCTGAAAAGTATTGCAAAAAGTGGCAGAAAGAGCTTGCAAATAATCAATGGGCGAAATCAGAAGATGAAATGCCAGATGAATTAAACCCATATGTTATCGGGTTTAGCAAAGACGAATACGATGTAGAAATTGTAGGCTATGAAGAAGATTTTAAGGAATGGCGGGACAAAAGCGGAAAGCCGCATAATATAACTCACTGGATGCCGTTGCCGACCGTTCCTGACCTTGATGAAGATTGGGAGGAAGATGAATGAAGTCAACCAGCAAAAAATCCTCAGGTCTGCTTGGCGGGTTTGATTTCCAGCCTATTTCTTCGGGGCAGACATTAAGCCGAAGTGAGCCAAAGGAAGAAGAAGTAAGCCAAGCAAAGCCGAACGAAGCCGAACAAGCACCAATTAAGCCAAGTGAAGCCGCAGACAGCTATACACAGCCTAATGAAGCACAATTAAGCGATATTAAGCCGAAGCAAGCCAAAGACGGCGAAACGCAGTCGAACAAAGCCGTAGTAAGCGAAAGTAAGCCAAAGAAGCTGAAACAGGCGAAGGAAGTTCAACGTCTTATCGAACAAGGCGATGTTTCCGGCGCACTAGCTGAAGCTGGTCTGACAAAGAAAAAAATCCCGATGCCGGAATCGCATCAGGGCGTTGCAAGTGGCGATGGCAAGCGTTCAAAGCGCATTACCATCCTTATGAGCGAGGAGGAGCGCAAGTACATCAACCGTGAAGCCAGACGGCACGGAATGACGATCGGGCAGTTTGTTTACGCTCTGGCAGTTGCAGCGGCAGAGGGGAAGATTGAGTTGGAGGATTTCTTGGAGGATTGACGTATGATTGCTTATAGACCTCATCGTGGTTCTTTGAAAAACGCTCTAAAGGAAACAAGAGTGTTTGCCAATGAATACGAAATGAAGCAGAGAATTGCAAATGAATGGAACTTAACCTGTGGGAGAAAAGAATTGAACCCAGAAAATATCGTAATTTCACAAGTCGAATATTCCGATTACAAGAGTGGGTGGCAGAGGGTTCACGATGTTTGCGTCACGAAGATTGGAAACAGGAACCTCGTGGATGAGTTAGGGGTAGCTCAATGTATTGGATACTGTTCGTATGACATTTCAAACGCCCCTAAAATTGGGCAGTGGATAAACGTGAAAAACGAGATGCCAGACGAATACAATCCGTATGTTATTGGATTTAGCCCAGACGAATTTGATGTTGACATTGTTGGATATGAGCAAGACTTTGGTGAATGGCGAGATAAAAACGGAAAACCTCACAATATTACATACTGGATGCCGTTACCTGAACCGCCTGTAAAATATTGAGATGGCAAAGGAGCGATATATGGAAAATTTTTATTGGGTCAAAATCCAGTACGATGATTACGAAAAGTGCAGGCACTTCCAAGCACCGTTCGTCTTGTTTGCGAACAGCAAAGAGAAAGCAAAAGCAAGAATTGAGCGAGAAGTTCCCGGCAAGTTTTCCATTGTCAGTGTGGTAGAACTCGACAAGAGCCTTGTAATCACTCCGCAAGATTTGTTTGACATGAGGTCAAAATCAACACTTTGGAAATAAAAATAAACCCCTGTGTAGCCGCAACGACCGCACAGGGGAGAAAGGAAGAATATGATGAAAGTAGAACATTCTAGCGAAACAGATTCATTGGCGTATGAAGAATGGGCTAAAGAACGGTCGGATGTCACAAATGTCAATTATGTTGAAACTGGATGTATAATTTGGCACTCTATCAAGAAAGAAGGATTCCCACCAGAACAAACTTGCGAAAAATATCTTATTTCCGTTGAAAATTGGCATACAGGGAAAAGCTACGTAAATGCCGCATATTTTATTAGGAAGGGATGGTTCGACAGCGTGTATACGGAAGAAGGGAAAATAATACCAGAACACGATATTGTAACACACTGGGCGAATTTGCCAAAACCGGCACAACTTCCCAAAAGGCCAAGATTCCCATTGGACAATCAAACGCCAGAAGAAAGAGAAGCTGAAGCAAAAGAAAAAGCAAAACAACTACAAGAAAAAATAATGAAAGCGTTTGGATATAACGTATAAAAAAATCCCCCTGTGTAGTTTTTAACGGCTACACAGGGGTTCTGTTTTACTTATCAGCAATGCAATCCCAGTAGAGATATGCCTTGCCATCTGCGGCATCTGCGTCCTCAAGGAACGCCTTTGCCATGTCAGCGTAGAAGCCCGGAGTGTCAACGGACTGACGCTTTGCGACCTGACAGTAATCCGAGTACATCATGTTCATGACAGCCCAGAAATCGTTCGGGTCACAGGTGATATTGCGCTGTTTCGCAACATCCTGTGTCTGTTCCAGCGTCCAGTGACAGCCCTTCGTACCGTCAGCGTTGACCATGCTATCACACCATTCCTCTGCTTCATCGTGGGTGAGGTGCTGGCGTGGCATCTTGATGGAGCGGCTGTCTGCACTGCCATGTTCGTACTGGCCAGACCGTTTATCCCAGTCGCCGTTCTGCGAGAAGCCGATTTGCGGCATCTTGCGCCCATACTCTACGTCAGGGTAGCGGGGGATAGGGTAGGGGTCGGTGTAACGGTTTTCCTCCTGCGGATAGTAGGGATAGCGGTCGTTGCCACCTTCCAGCTTGCGCAGACGGCGTTCAATCTCACGCTCCCTGCGGTCACGCTCTTCCTCAAGGCGGTTACGTTCCGGCTCACGGTCTTTATCGTGGTCACGGAGCATCATCATGCGGCGAAAATTGTTCTTGCCCATAATCTACACCTCCTCAAGAAATAGACGCAGGCGCACCGGCGTGAGAGCAGCAGAAGCAGCCCAGATATTTGAACGTTCCGGTGCCGGTCGCAGACGTTGCCACACGAGTAGCATAACGAGTGCGAGTGTGGATGCTCTCAGCGGTTGCCTGAGCGCAGTTGCAGTCGGTCAGAGGGTATGCGGTCGTACCTGCACCGATGGTAATGACCACAGGGGCGTTGATGGTGGTCGTGTCCGGGATGCTCTGGGCAACCACGATGCAATACTTCTCTCCGTTCTGGTATGCGCCAGCAGGGATGTTAATGGTCAGCGTATCGTTGGCAAACGTGACAGACTGGCTCAAGACCAGATGCGGGCAGAGTTTGCAGCTTGTTTTGCAAGCCATAGTGTTTTCCTCCTAAAAAATCAGGGGCAGAGGTGTCTTACCCCTGCCCCGATAGTTCACCCGGTGTTATCGGGGAGTGTGTTGGTTAGTAGCAGCCGCAGCAGTTCACGCCCACGTTGGGATTTGCCACCTGATAAGCGGGAATCGGACGAGGATTGACCCGGTTCAGGATGGTATCGGTCTGCTGGGACATCACGGTGGTCAGAAGCGCATTCTGCCGATCCTGAGAAGCGGCGAACTTCAGGTTCTGGTTCTCAGCGGTCAGAGTTGCAATCTTGTCCTGCGTGAAGTAGTCCATCATGCTGCGGAAGTTGGCGTTGCAGTTGTCCACGATGGCGCGGGCGTTGTCTGCGATAGCCTGACGGGTAGCGCAGTCCTCCGTTGCGATGGTGTACTTCAGGTCGCCGATCAGCTGTTTGTTCTCGCAGCAGCAAGATGCAAGCTGCGTGGCAAGAGCAGTCTGACCAGCCTGCCGTGCGTTGCCCTCCTGCATGATAGCAAGGCTAATGGCGTTGTCACCGTTGGACACGCTGCGTTCCAGACCGTTCACGAGCTGTGCGTTCTGGTAGCCAAGCTGACAGATGGCACTGTTCACTCCTGCAAAGCCGTTCGCGATGTTGGTGTTGACGCCGTTCATCTGCGCCAGCTGGTCATAGCCCAGAGAGCAGATACCGCTCTGGATGCCCGCCAGAGAGCGGGAGGTATCCTGCTGGTAGAAGCCCTCAGACAGAGCCGCGCGGGTGTCGTTGCCGCCCTGCCCGGTTGCGCCAGTGCCGACCAGATAGGGGATGTAGCTCGCCATACCGTTGTCGCTGCCGTTGCGCCCGTTGCCGTAGTTGCCCCAGCCGAAGATGATGGCGAGGATGATAACCGCCCACAGACCTTCGTTGCCGAAGAACCCGCCGTTGTTATTGCCGCCGTCCTGCCCAGCCAGATAGCCAGTTGCAAAATCGTCCATAACAAAACTCCTTTCAGTTTTGCGTTATGCTATCCCACCGCCGTATGCGATGGGCGAAGCCAAACAAAAGCGGTTTTTGTCAAGTCCGCAAAACTGAGAAGCGTTTCGCTTAGAGAGATGCTTATTTTAGGGTTGTTAAGTCAGCTCGGAGGGTTGTCTTTTTTATCTTTTGAGTCATCCCAATTTTTGCTGGCAGCACCGAAAATGAAGCCAAGCATTAAAGGAACCCATATTTTGTCATCGCCACACAGATTGTTGATGTCAAAATCTTTTTCGGAATGGCTGTTTTCAAAATCATCCATCGCAAAGTCTCCTCACTTCGGAAGCGTCAAATTCAGGACGCTTGCCAGCTGGTTCAGGTCGATGCCGCGCTCTTTGGCGAGGTTCTGCGCCATCGTTCGGAGCTGTGCTTCGTTCTTGCCCTGAATCAGGTTCAAGCCCTGCATAATGGGGGCGCTCTGCCCACCCAGCTGCTGGATAAGACCCATCGGGTTTTGTCCGGCACGAGCAAGGTTTGCAAGCTGCATGATAGGGCTGTGAGTAATCATATCAAACGGAGAGGGCATCGCTTATTCTCCTTTCTTAGCGGTGGCAGCGGGCTTAGAAAAGCTTTTCTGCCACTTTTCCAGTTCGTCCAGCCGATGCACAAGGGCGTTGTACTGTTCAATAGGCACATACTGCTGTGTCGGTGCAGCGGTTTGCTGTGCCTGTTGTGCTTGCATTTGCCTCCACGCTTCCGGGCTGTAGAACTCCTGCACATAGGATTCGCAGGTGTCCGGATTGAGCCGCTTGCAGTAGATCACGCCACTGCGCAAGTCCGGGCAGTAGGTCGGTCTGCCGTACAGGTCAGACGGTATCGCCAAAAATTCTTCCCTGCTGGAAACAGGTCTGCCAAGCAACCAGCCGCCATCTTGTGCCGACTGCTGAACAGGCTGCTGCCCATTCATCGGCTGCGGACGCTGCGGCTGCGCCTGTTGCATCTGCGTGTTCGGCAGGGGAGTGGCAAGTCCAACTGTGCCCATGCCGCCGTAAGGATTGACAGGCTGTTGCGGAACGTAGGGCGCTCCGGATGCCGGATAATAGCTCATAATACATCCCTCCTTGTGCAACCAGTGTACTGCATCGGCAGAAACCGAGAGACAACGAACGCACAACGAAGGACAAAAAAGAAAAGCGCCCACACGGAAAAATCCGCATGAGCGCTTGAAAAATTGTATATAAATAAAAACCCCCGATGCTCCAAACGGAACACCGGGGGTTTTATGCCGCCAAAACGGCTAAGTCTAAAATCAAGAGCGGAACCGCCCACAGGCAATGCCGCTCTCTACAAAGGCCGCAGCCTTTCAAATATCCACCCTAATGCGCTTCTTCGAGAGGCCGGGTGGATTTGTTGAGATTATTATACCACAATCCGTGCAAAAAGAAAAGCCAGCGGGTAAACGTTCTTCCGCTGGCTTCCTGTACACTATGCCGTCACTGGGTGTACACCAGTACGGCCTCGCATACATAGTATATCACACATCCAGAATTTTATCAATAATTTTCAGCCTATTGCCGATTGATGTCCGACAATACGGCACACGCGCTGCAATATCAACTTGGCATAGCTGGTCAACGTACCGCAACCGGGCGATTTTCCGGTCATACCTCCCAAGCGGCGCACGTTTTATCACAGCTTTTATCTGTTCTGCATTAAGCCCTTGCAACGCTGGCGGAAAGACTATGCGAGCCGCCGCCACAGGCAGCGCCGAGCCAGAAAGGCTGCGGCAGCTGTCCAGCGTTGCGCACCATTACGGTGACGTTGCCGAGATGGTATGTTTTCGTGAGGTCACGAAAACGTGCGCAGACCATTTTCGTAAGGTCACGAAATTGTTCTTGTGCGGCGTACATTTTGTTGACGTCACCGAGATGGCGGTATGTAGTGCTTGTCATGCTATCACTCCTTATTGTGAACAATGAGATAACGAATTGCGGAAATTTTGACGATACAGCTATCGTCCGGGCTGTTTTGCTGCACACCGCTGAGCGCAACGTATTCGCCATTTAGCCACAAAATATTTCCTTCCAACCGCATGAGCCATTTTCCGCTACCATCGAAATCAGCGGCATGATTATCCAAGTCGATTTCGAGGTAAAAACCATCGTTCTGTTTTGCAAAATATTTTTGCAGAATAGAAGTGATTTCTTTCGTACTCATGTTTTCGGAATCAGCAATGACTTTGATGTAGTGATAATGAAACATTTTTGTCTCCTTACTGCGTGATTTCCTCAGCGTTCGCCTTGTCTTTAGCGTCCAGTGCATCGTAGTACGCTTGCGCAAGGGCTTCCACCTCTGCGATGTCGTCCTCCGTCAGCAGGCCGCTGTCCAGATGGGTGTACGCTTTGTCCAGCCAGTATGCCACGTCGCGTCCTGCGGCGATTTCCCGCTTGATGGAGCGCAGGGTCAGGTCGTGTCGGGCTTTGCTTTTGATAGCCATGTGTCCTCCTTTAGGTCGTTGTCATGGACGCTACTGCGTCCTCAATGCGTTTGATGGCGATGTTTACGTCCCGCTGGTAGTCCAGCTTGACCCCAGCACCGTCACCAGCCTGCACCACCGTGTCAGGGCCGCACATTGTGAGCGCTTTGTAGGCGGCAATTTCAGCAGGGGTGAGCGGAGTTTCGATGGGATCGTCGAGAATGTAGAATAAAATGTATTCTCCTTCTTCCGGGTTTTTAGCGCCAATGGGAATAAAAACCTGCGCATTGTTTGTGTCTACATAAAAGTGAATGGTATCGCTAGTAAACGAAACGAAATATGGCAATCTATTGCATAGGGCTTTTGCTGTATAATCTTTACCTTTGAGTGGCAACCGAATCGCAAGTCGTTTTGTTGCCGCAAGGTTAGTGGAACCTGTAATTACACAGGTTGACAAGTCTACAGCGTTCACCCTCTGTACCTTTACACCCCTTTCCAAGTCCACCTCGTCGCACACCCACTGCTGGCCGCTTTGGTCAGTGTAGTTGCCGCCGGAGGTGACAGGGATGCCGGGCAAGCCGTTGGGAGTGAGCAGCGTGAGAGTTTGCACTTTACCGCCCCCATCACCCAAGGTCACTGCAATCGTCCCGCCGTCACCAGCGCTCACGATAGGCACAGGGGCATCCGGCGTGGGTGTGCCGTCCTGAGTGCTCTTACCGTACACGGTCAGGCCGCACAGGGGCGCAGAGAACGCATCGTCAACGCTGAGCGGGTTGCCTGTCTCCGTGCCGATAAGGATGTTCTGCCGGGCCTTGACTGCGCTGATCGCGTCACCTGCGGCTTTTGCGTCAGCGGCCTCGCTCTCATGGGTGAGGGTGGTATCCAGCGCTACGGCAGGGCCGGTCTCTCCTTTAGGGCCTTGCGGGCCGGTATCACCTTTTTCGCCCTGTGGGCCAGTGTTGCCCGTAGCACCTGTGGGGCCTTGAGGGCCTTGCTCACCCTGCGGGCCGACCGGGCCAATGGGGCCAGTGTCGCCCTTGTCACCTTTCTCGCCTTTGAAATCGCCGCTTGCGATGCCGTCCTTCAGCTCTTGCAGACTGTCGGCGGCTTCCTGAGCGCTCTGGTCTGCGTTGCCCGCACTGTCAGCGGCTTGCTGTGCTGCGGTCTGTGCATCGGTCTTGGCTTGCTCTGCGGCGGTGGCATCGGTGTGCACGGCATCCACCAACTGCTGCCATGCAGGGGTGCCCGGTTCCGGCATGGTGCCGTCCTCTGTGCCGGAGTTGGCACTGACACGATACCGCAGGTCTGCGCTGGTGACGGTCTTAGTGCCGTCGCTGCCCTCAAAGGTGATGCACCCGCTCCCGGGCTGTGCGGTCACGCTGGCGGGCACGTCCACATAGCCGTCCACCACCAACGAGGATGACGGATCTTTGCCGTCCGGCACGTGCCAGAAGCAGCGGATAGTCAGCCCTTCCCACTCGCCGGTTGCATCGACGTGCAGGCGGTACACGCCCCGGTTCTTGGTGTAGCCAAAGCGCACCAGCTGCTCATAGCCCGGCACTTTGACGACGCCATTGGATGCGAGAGATACGCTTTGCTCGATCATAAATTACTCCTTGTTGATGGTAGGCTTCTTGCTTTCCAGTGCCTTTTTCATCATGCTGACAGCCTTTTCGATCACGCTGTCCAGCACTTCATCGGTGATAAAAGGCTTCAGCCAGTCCGGCAGTGCGCCGCGCAGTGTGGCAAAGACCTGTGCCTTTTTCTTTGCGCCCTGACCGCTGCCCATGATGCTGTCCTCGGCGATGGTCACGAGCTCCAGCGCCCACTGCTTGACGTACTGCTTGTAACCCAGCCGGATGGCACCAACGGCCAGCGCAGCAAAGCCGATGAACATCAGTACCAGTGCGATGGGTGCGGGGATAAAGTTAAACATTGCTTCCATGATTTGTTACTCCTTTCAGCAGGTAGTTGTTAATATCGGATTTACTTTTTTGCATACCTTCGCGGTTATTTCCGGACAGCTGCGAATCCAAAAGATTTTGTACGCCAACGAGTACGAGACGCATTTCTTCATCGAGGCCGTCAAAGCGGCGCAGGTCTCTTGCAAGGGCCTGTGCGTGCTGAAGCTGTCCCTGTTCCAGCACGCCAAGTCTTTTTTCGATCGTATCCATTCGCTTGTTCTGCGCATCGTCTGGGGCCTGTGCCTTTTTGACGTACTTGTGGATGATGTCCAACACCTTGTCGATGGTGATGGCCGCAGCGCACAGGCTGCCCAAGATGCCCAGCACCCACAGTAAAGCTTCTTTTTCGGTCATTTACCCTCCCGGAGACGGGTCAGGCCCTTCTTGCTGATGATACCCGCATAGTCCTTATAAGCGTAACTCAGGTCTACGTTGCCGCTCACGCCCGGCATGCTGGCGGTGCTGGTGTACTGCCACATCCCAAAGGAAAAGTCTGTTTTGGGCTTGTCCTCCGGTTTGGTCTTGCTCTTGTCTCTGGGATATCTTGCCAGCCATACATCGTACTTGCGCAGCGCCGCGCCACCCATGTACAACTCCGTCTGCGCAAAATTTAGCCCGACATACAGCAGGGCATAAAAGCCCCAGCGCTCCACCGTAGCAAGCGCATAAGCGGCAAGGTCGGTCAGCGCCTGTGTGGACAGCTTCTTGATTTTGTTGTCCTCCACGTCCACGCTGATGGGCAACTCAAAGGTCTTTCCGGTCAAGGCAGTCTTGAGCAAGGCAAGCTCTGCGTCTGCCATCTCTTTATCGGTGGCGTAGGTGTAGTAGTATACGCCAACCGGCAGACCAACGCGCTTACATTCGGCATAGTTGCGCTCAAAGGTCGGGTCAATGTACAACCCATCCTTGCGCTTGCTCAACTTGCGGTTTGTGGACACGGCTTTAAGCATCACACCGTCGATTTTTCCGCTGCGCTTCACCGCGTCCCAGTCGATGCGGCCCTGCCAACGGGAGACGTCTAAGATGGTCTTATCAGCCATTTTCCTGCGCCTCCTTGTCCAGCTCGGCCTGTACGCGGGCCCGCCAGCGGGTCGGAACGTCGTCAATGGTGAAGGTGCCGTCAAACCGGTGGAGCTTGATCTGCGTCACGTAAAATTTTACCATGTCATACCTCCTGTGCAGCCAGCTCGATGAGACCGGCTTCCAATGCTGCCAGCCGCTCCTCTGTGGTGGGCAGGGTGCTTGCCGATTCCGGTTCCGGCACCGTTTCGCCCTCTGTCACCTCGTAGCAGTCGGCCTTATCCTCAATGCCCCACAGCGTGTCGCCCACCGCACAGGCGGCGTTGTGGGCATTCACCGCCTCAGCCATGGCGGCGTAAGCGGTGCACTGCTCCTGCGTTTCTACGGGCTTGGCGAGGGTGTAGCCCAAAATGATTTCTTCCATGTGTCTTCCTCCTTACTTCCAGCGACCGATGGCAATACAATCGTGGATAACGCCAGCGTTGGTGGCATATTCTTTGCTGTTATATACTGACACACTTGCGTATGTAGTGGTTTTATCGACGAGGTTTATCGCAAGAAGATTCGTACCACCTACGTCACCAGTTTGAAGCGACATAATCGCATAATCCGCACTTGAAAAAGGTACTGCGAAAACGAACTTGCTGAATGTTGCCGAAATTGGATTCATCTGCCCAAAAGAGATATGGCCCCAGCAAATCTGCGTGCCATCCCCTAGGCGAATGTAGCCAGCGCCGGAGGCGACAACGCCGTTGTCTGCCGTCCCGTGCAAATCCAGTTTCCCAGCCAGCGCGTCACCGGTGGCCTTTGCGTCAGCAGGTGCGTTCTCAATGCTCAGGGTTTTGTCGATCATATCCACCGTGCTGTTGGTGGTCATAGAACCAATTGCCATTCAGTTCACCTCATTCTTTGCCAGCAGAATCACCACAATGTTGATGTCTACCGCTGGCCTTTTCTTTGCATAAACGCGGATGTATCCGTCAAAGGTCTCCATCGTTGCGCTCAGGCCCGGAGCGGAGAGCGCTTCGGTGGTGTTTTCCAGTGCGGCCATACCCATTGGTACTTTTTCAACAGAAGAGTCTTCCAGCGTCAAATCGCATTGCCACTGGTTGACCCCCACAGTGTTTTCTGCCTGTACCCATCCATTGGCAGGTACCGTCAGGCTGTAGGTGCGGGAGCCTACCGCAAACACCGAGAGAATAAACTTTACATCTTGCTCCGGCGCGTTCACAGCATACAGACGCACGCTGCCGTCCTTCGTCTCGACGATATTCGCCACCCGCGCCACGAAAGCTGTCATAGCGCTCTCCGGTAAAACCGCCGCAAAGGCGTTCCACTTGGCGGTGCAGTCTGCGAGGACCACGTCGGCATAATAGCGGTAAATACCGATGGGAGCTTCCAGCACCGCCCACCCGGTCTGCGGGGCCGTCAGAGTAAAAGTGCGGGAGTACCCGCCGCCGTAGCCTTTGGCGTTCTGCGTCACCACTTGTTTGGCGGCTTCCGAGTAAAGCTTGGAGTTCACTTCGGACGCAGCGGCAGCTTCTTTGCTGGCAAGAGCGCTGTCTGCGTAGCCTTTGATAAGCTTTGTTGCATCGTTGGCGGCGTTTCCTGCGGCAGCTTCCGCTTTCTTGCGGTCTTCCTCCGACTTCTTTGCAGCAGCTTCCGCCTGTATACGCGCAACGTCCGCACCTGCAACGTCACTTAAAGTATTCAGCGTCTCCGCGTTCATCGGAGTGCCTTCAACCTCAGGCTCGTCGTTGCGAACCAGTGTGACAATTTCCGATGTGCCGTCAGACTTTTTCATCGTCCATCTACCCGGATACTTTGCCTTGCGGTCAACAAATACCATAGTAAGGTTCACCTCCGCATATTGGCTCTGAGCAGTAAAGCAAGTGGTCGTTTGCGATTCGCTCTACTTCGGCCAGAATTGTTTCAATCAGGTTCATCGTCTGATATGTCAAGTTGTTCATACTTGCCGGTGTGTCGAACAATCCACCGGGGCCGCTGCATTTGGCTCGGATGTTGGAAATGTTCACAAGCCAGCGAGAAGCGTCCGAGACAGTCAAGTATCCATTTGCATCCCAATCGGTTTTTACCGAAACAGATGCGTTCAAGATAGACGCAATCTCTTGGATTCCACTTTCAATGCGGTTGTAGTCCGTGTAGCTCAGAGCGCCCTTCATGCCAGCCAACCATTCTGCTTGCTCTTCTTCAGTCCATGTATTCAGTCGGCCTTTCTCGGTCAGCTCAGCAGCGCGACGGACGTCTTCATTCGTTCTGTCGGTAATCCATGTTGACATATCTTCACCTCAAATCATCAGATTTCCGTTTGCGTCCACTTCCAGATTTGCAGGAAGGGTAAACGCAGGACGAGCAAATACATCTCCGTTGTTTGCCCAAACGCTTGCACTGGAACCTCGATAAGAGCAACATACAACGCCGTTTTCTGCTCGCGTAGCATCGTCTCCGCTCAAACCGTCCACAGACCCATCAGTCAAGCGGCTTCTAGTCCAGCAATAGGACGTTTCGCTATTGAGAATCTGTTTGGCGGTCGGAAGCGCACCGCTGCTATTGTCAGGGTAAGCGTAATAACCTTTGGCGCCGATTCCAAGCTCTTTTGCGGTCAGCAGGAAAACGCTTGTAGAAACTTGTGAAGTGAATCCCGATTTCTTTTGCAAAACGGTTTGGCCCATTTGATTTTTCACAGAAGCGCTGAACAGGTTTTTGTAATCCCCATTTAACCAGTTTGTGATTTCAGCAGGGCCGTCATTATAAGAAGGAACCACGAAATACTTATCCTCATTATATCCCTCTCCGTAATGGTAGTTGTTCCAGAAATCATTATATCTGCCCCAATAATAAAACCAACGATTCTCCCCGGAATCGGTGTCATACAGCCAATATTTCTGATTGGGGTTTGCATCAACCTTGTTGAAACGTAGCTTTCTGAACCCATATCTGCGGACGAACAATGTTCGGCCAGCACCGTTATGATCGGAAAGATAATTATGCTGCGCAAGGATGAAATCGACCGCTGCGCCATTCTCCACGATTTTAACAATCGTACCATCAGGCAGATTGGAAAGTGCAGAGGATTGGGCGGTAACGTTCAGGCTTACAGATTCTCCAAATGCACTTGCTGTAACTGTTGCGCTGCCTTTGGAATTCCACCAGATGCGACAAGTAGAAACACCACCGCTGTTGCTGAGAACCTGCAAACGAACAGCGCCGCTACTCGTGCTCCAATTGATGCTCGGAGCACTTGAAACAGTCGGGTGGAAGGTTGCGGTAACGTCGTTGTACTGACTCCAAGAAAGGTTTGCCGAACTCTGGCTAAGCGTAATATAAGGCACTTCTGCGGTAACCTGACAAGATGCAGAAGAATTGCCAGCGCTTGCGGTCACAGTAGCGGTTCCTTTATGAGAATACGAAACGCGGCAAGTGGAAACGCCGTCAATGTTGGTCAAAACGTCCAAGTGCACAATGTTGGCAGGGGACGCGCTCCAACCAATTGCAGGGGAATCCATAGATGCAGGAGTCAGCCGCGCGGTTAAAATACGAGAATCAGCATATTGAAGAGAAAACAAGCTTTGGTCAAGAGATACCGAAGCGATGTCTGAAAGCATATAACCTTCCAACGTTCCCTTAAAACAGCCGTTGAAAGTGTACTTTGCATTTGTGACAAACATTTCCGACGCATAGCCAAAACTGTGATTGAGTTTTACATGGTCAAGCGCGTCAATATGAGGACTGGCGCGATATTCCAAACTCGCTTTCTTTCGCGTGGAGAGAATGAAGTAGGCTTCCGTCATGGAATTCTTGCCCTTTTCCAAAATGGAGTCATTCAGCAAAGGATTGCTGATAGACTGTGTAACGCCGTCAACGTTAGAATTGCTCGGATAAAGGCGCGTTGTATTGTTAACACTGCAAGAGACGTCTTTCAATCGAGGCGAAAAAGTGATTTCGGGCCATTGATAATTGTTCATCGGGTCGATTTCATAGACCTCAGAAGAAGAACCCGCAAAAAACGTAGGCCGTTCGATTCGAATTTCACCCTCGCGAGTTTGGTACAAGACCATACCCGCTGCATTTGCAGCCATCTGCAAAATATCCGAGTTCTTGTAGGAGGAGTTGTTCTCTTTGCTGATATCTACGGTGTAATCCTTTAGCTCATCAGAAATAGAATAAGATGCAGTGTTTTTAGGAAGCCGAGAAAGCGCATCAATGCAAATATCGTACAGTGTTCCGCTTTTTCTGCCAATATATGCAGAGTCCATCAGGAATCCGAGAGCATCGCGAGCAACAAAGGAAGCTTCAATGCCGTTTGCCGGAACACTCCATTCAGACATAAAGAATTTGCCGCCGTTAATCCACTCGGTCGTTCCATCAATATCCATTCCGTAGCTAACTGTGACAAGTTGGCGCTCATAAAGGTATCGATACATACCTTGCGGGTTCAGAGGGTTCCACGTTTGTTGGCTATTATCAAGAGAAAAAGAAATGCTATCTTTGGAAAGCTGACCGGATATTGGGTCACGATTTGACTCATGAGTGTAAGAGATCAAGTTGTTTTTTGTATAAGCCAGTCTGAAACCGACCATGAACCATTCAATTCTTGCCCTACGGTCAGGCAAACACCAAGACAAAACCTCAAGAGTGATTTTATCGTAGCCGGAGATTTCCCAATCGACTTCGGCTCTAAAACTGTTATTATCGTTGACAGTAATCGTGCTTACTTGCGTGTCTCCAGAATATGCCGTGAGCTTAAAGCTTTTGGCGTATTCGTTCAACGTCTCAGACCACAAAATCGTAATGCCGGGGATAGGTCTCGTGTGAAGTCTGCTAAAAGTAAACGTCAGCTTTGGATGGTTCGATTCAGAAACAATATCACGGCTGATGTATCCGGCATCATTGGCAGAAGAACCGGACGCTGGCGGAAGCAAAAATGTTCCGTCAAGCAAATGAAGATTTGGCTCTCCGGTTGCGTACTTTGCAATCGAACGTTTATCGTTTTCGGATGTAATGCCGGAAACATTGCTGAACAACGTTTGACTGTCGGCGCTTGCAGAAGCGTCTTTTTGGACGCCCGGCTCTGTACTGTCATAAAAAATCTTGATAAACGTCTCAGGAACAAGTGTTTCGCTGAACTTGTTCAGCCATTTTTGAGAAGGGTGTTCCATCTTAGACCTCCACAAGCGCCAGTTTGCATCCAGCCCAGCCCATTACGTTTCCGCTGTTTGGGCTTCGCCTCCACATACCGGATGTGCGGTCGGACACATACATCTGCCGGGTTTCATAAGTGTTTGTTGCTTGATTCAAGAATCGAACCGAGCAATAAAAGTTTCTTGTGAACAAACTAAGGACGGTTGCCCACTGGGCTGCGGTCAGGTAGTTCCACGACAGCGATACTTTTGCAACATCGTGTCGCACGACGGCCCCGACCACTTTTCCTTGAGTATTTCGTCCAGAATCCACAATCGTGCTTGTGGTAGCTTCATAAGAGGACGGTTCAGGCAATGCCGTACCGTTCACTGTGACCAGTGCTGGAATATTTGCCATAGAACTGTCGCCTCCTTAGTAGCTGTATGCTTCCGTTCCCATCAGGGACATTCCGCGATCGCTCTGACGTTTTTCGACCGCAGAAGTGATTTCCTTTCCGTCGAGATAAACCCGAACAGTAAAGTTCCCGTTGTCCGTGTCTCCGAAACCGGATTCCTGCAAGGCGGAAACGAAGCCTTCCTTTACCGCGTCACGCAGTTCAGACGGGGTAAGCTCTGCCGACCGAGTATAACTGCTAGAAGAATACGAACCGGAGCCAGACGCCTGTTCATATTCGCTGGTTCCCGGAACGCTGGAATAATCCAAGTTTCCAGAAGCGAGAGAATCAACGGAAGAGCTGTTTTCACGAGCCGCTGCAATCTTGTCCGCATACTCGAACAGCGGGTTCTTGATATAATCAATCTGACCGCCCCAGAGCTGTGCAACAAGGTTGTATGCGCCAATCATAATATTTACGCCGTTGATGAAGCCCTGCACAAATGTGCCGAGCAGACGAACGATTCCTTCAAAAATATAGGACATGAAATCCTTCAAGCCGCCCCACACGGAAGAAATGCCGCCCGCAACATCGCTATTCGTTCCGGCTAGATTGAGCAGCGCACCAGCCAGCATTGCAATCAGCGAAACAACAAACAGAATCGGGTTTGCGTCCATTGCAATATTCAATCCGGTCTGTGCCGTCGTAGCCGCAACGGTCGAAGGAACCAACTGACCGATAAAGCTAGAAGCCATACCGGCAATGTTGTTCCAAACGCCACTCAGGTTGCTTGTCAGCCAAGTAAGGCTGTTTTCTGCAATAGACTTAATTTGTGCGCGCTGCTCATCATCCATTGCATGATAGAAATAGGAAGCCGCCCACTTACCAAGAGACTGCAAATCGCCCTTCTCGATGGCAGTACCGAGCGTCTGCATACTACCCAGAAAATCGTTCTGCAAGCTGGAATCAATCTGCTGCCACTGGGTGTCCAGACCGTTCAAGAACCCGGCAACGTAGTTGGTGGCCTGAGCAGAACCGGCGGAAATCAGCGCGTTGCCTTTCTCCTGCACAGCATTTACAACGCTCTGCATAGCAGTGGCGACGTAGGAGATAGCCGAAGTGATGCCGTTTGCAAGGCCCTGATCGATGTAACCGCCAATCTCCGCAAACACAGTAGAAGGAGAATGAATGCCTAGAAGCGATTTGAACTTATCAACAGCAGAAGTGGCAATACTGGTAACGCTGCTAATGGCTTGTTCCTTCAAATTTTTGATACCGTCGATAAAACCTTGAATCAGGTTTTTGCCAGCATTAAAGAACTCATCACGCTTTTTTCTAAATTTGTCGAGAACTCCGTTTACCCATTCCGCAGCAGCTCTTCCCGCATTTGCGGCGCTTTCCTCAATGTCTTTAACTTTTTGGTCAAACGCTTTTCGAATAGTGCCGAGCGTTTCTTTTAAATCGGCGATGTTTTGTTTTGTTTGCTCAATAAGGCCGTGAATCAGCGAATTGTTTTCCCAATAGTTCGCTGCGAAATTCTTGAGACTGTCCCAAGATTTGCCAATGTTTTCCTTGAAACCTTCCCACTTCTGGCTCCACCACTCATTGAGAGCTTCTAGCTTTTCGTTGAATGTGTATCGGAAAATCTCGAACGTAGAATCAATGCCTTGTTCAGCCATATTGATTTCATTGTCAGAAAATCCAAGATTCTTTAGACGATAATGAATAGCAAGTGTAGTGTAGCCTGCATCTTCATAACGCTTAAGGTAATCTTCAATTTCCTTAATGCGGTCTTTAACGGCAAATGTAACACCAACTTGTTCAAGAACGACGCCAATGCCGATTCCAGCAATAAGTGCAGCACCAGCTACAGGGGCAGCAGCGCCAGCTGCGAGGGCAATCGACACGCCAGCAATGCCTCCTGCTGCGCCAGAAAGGATCGTCAAAATAGCGTCGATATAATCGCCAACTTTGATAGAACCACCTTTCACGCCACTATAAGCCATTCCGACAAGGGTAATTAGGCCAGATAACCCAATGGAGATTCCAGCAGCAGCCACGCCACCCATGCCAAGATTGGTAAGGAGTGTGATTCCAGCAATAGAACCAAACGTGGTTGTAAGAATGCTCTGAATCCAAACGCTTGCATCGTTAGCATTTGCTTTTCCAGAGGCAAGAGCGTACGTTAAACCGGCGAGGCTCGCGACAAAAGCAACGCCCATTCCAAGCGTAATACCATCTGCGCCAATAGCTTTCCAAAGAATAAATGAGCCAAATGCGGCGGAAAGAATTTCACCGACCAAATCAATCGGATTTCCAGTAGATGCGTAGTCTTTGGAAAAATCAAAGACCAACTTTGCTTCGATCAAAATTGTCGCAATAGATAGCGCTATTTTTTGAAAAAGGCCAAGTTTTGAAATTGCATTCCCAATATCGGTGAGAAGTTTCGCAATACCAAGAGCAGCAAGCATTGCGCCAATAACCGCAATGATATCCTTCCATTCTTCAAACTTCTTTTTGATTGCATCAACTGTATTCCCAACATACTCCTTGAACATATCGTAGCCGGACAGGTCTACATCGCCCAAGATGTTACCAGCAGATGCACCGCTGCCAGAGCCGGAGCTTCCCTGTGTAGGGTCAATGATGTTTAGTTCATCAAAGCCCATCGTGTAGTCCTTGAGAGCTTTGGCGGCTTTCTTTGTCGAATCGGTTGTGTTATCCATTGCGTCACCGATACCACCAACACTGTCAGCGCTCTTGGTGAAATCAGTGAACACGACCTTCACACCCATCAACTTTGCCACCCATTCAACAAACTCTCGAATGAGCTGTACGGCGGCAATCAGCGGGGGAAGAATGGATTTCATGGCAGGGTAGAGCAGAGAGCCAACAGACTTTGCAAGCATATCCAACTGCGCTTTCAGGATCTTAATCTGGTTCGCAGGACTTTGGATGGTCTGTGCAAGGTTGCCCTGCACATTGGCAGTCTGCTTCATAATGGCAATGTAACGCAGAACTGCCTTATCTGCCTGAGACAGACTAGAAACCTGCTTGTTAAAGCCCAAAGCAAGAAGCTCCTGCTGCAACCGCGCCTGAGACAAGTCAATGCCCAAACGGCGAATAGGCTCAATCTCGCCAGAGATCGCGGAGGACATTGCGGTAAAGGTTTCTGCAACGTCCTTGTTCCAATAGGAACCTTCGTCATAGGCAAGCTGAGTCAGGTTCTTAGACAGAATGTATGCCTTGTCGCTGGCAAGACCAAACGAAGTACCCAAGCTCTGGATAGTAGCCATGTAAGTCATCGCTTTGGTCGGGTCAACGCCAAGCAAACCCTGCATCTTGCTAATGAGCGTATCGGCTTCGCCGCTCAGATTGCCCATAGCATTATGAAACAAGTCTGTTGCTTCATAGAAGTCGTTAAACTTCGCAACAGCGTTGCCAAGATACTCAGCAATGGCTTTCAGCGAGACCAGCTTTGCCATGTTCCGCATAAAGCCGTTCATCTGATTGGACAGGCTGAGATAGCTCTTGCGCTGCTTTTCGTTGGCAGCAGTCACACGGTTAGCATGTGTCACAACCTTGCTCAACTGCGGGGGGAGCTTTGCAAAGGCGTTGCCTACTTTGTCAAGCTGAGATGCAAGGGGAGTGAGCGAGGTGGAGATGCTATCACAAGCAGTCTTGAACTTATTGAGCGTGTCTGCATCCAACTTATCATTGATAGATGGGATTTTAGCAATGGCGTTCATTGCACTGCCAACCGCTTTCAATCCAGAAGCATCAAGGTTCTGCAAGGGCTGTAATTCGCTTTTCAACGATTCCAGCTTTGCGCTTAAACCAGTAAAATCAATTCCAGAAACATCAATGTTTGACATCTTTTCGATGTTCTTAAAAATAGAACCAATGCCTTTGGATGCAGACTTCAGCCCAGCGATAGAACCAGCTAGTTTATCAAGGCTATCGCAGACGGCAGAAACATTGCCCTTAGAACGAAGATTGGCGATAGCGTTAGCCAATTTATTGATGTTAAGCTCTGCACCCTGCGATTCCGCAGAAATCTCTACGGATAAGCTCGTAATATCAACATCAGCCATCACTACCACCATCACTTTCCATCATAGAGAACATCATTCTCTTGATTCGCTCCTGCGCCTCAACTGCGCGTTGGTATTCATACTCGTCTTTCTCCTTTTGAGTAAGGGGAATCGGTCTATCCATGTACTTGATGGGGCTAGACCCTTTCTTTCGGAACATATTGCCAACCGTAGAGGAAAGCGCAGATGCCATGTAAAAGCCATTTCTCCACGCTTCAGCATTGGCTCTGCGTTCCCGCAGCTCCTCTGCGTCACGGTAGACCTTCGCCAGCCAGACATCGCCGTGCCAGAACTGGTCGTAGGTCATGCCGATGGAAATGTAATAGGCTTCTACATCGTGGAACAGCTTGGAGAAGGAGAATGGCTCCACCTCTCCGTCTGCTTCCTGAGATTGTGCGGTTACACAATCTCCCACGTTGCGTTTTTTGCGGTCTTGTCCTCAGTGTCAGTTGCCAGCAGGGACTTGGAAGCGTCCATGAACATCTCAAGCAGAATGCCCATCAGATCTTCCTTCTCCTCGATGTGCTGGAACATTTCGTCCACGACCTTGCGCTTGATGCCCTTGTTCCGTGCGATGAAAGCGCCGTAGAACAGGGCACGGGAGTTGGACAGCAGATTGGTCATCTGGGTGTACTGGCCAATCTGAAAACCTGCACGCTCGGTGGCTTCCACGCTGTCACGGGTGAAGGTCAGCTCGTAAGTGTTCTTGCCATCGGGGGAATGAAAGTTGATAACCTTAGCAGCCATAATAAATGCTCTCCTTTATAAATAGGGGCAGAACCAAATCCGTTGTTCAGTTCTGCCCGGTTTGATTGATTCGATTTTTGCGGTTTAGCCGCCAGTGACAGTCAGGGTCTCGCTGAACTCAGGCTTCTTGGAGAAGATGCAGTTGATGGTCATTTCCACAACCTCATCCACGCCGAAGCCGGACAGGCCAACTTGGTGCATACCCTGCCAAGAGAAGCCGGAACCGTCCTGCATCTTCAGGGCGTAATACTTTACGGCGTTGCTCTCGGAAGTCTCATCGTAGCCAGCCGCCTTGACTTTCGCATAGTCAGTCTTGTTGTAGTTGGCAGTGAAAGACTTGGTGTCGCTCTGGTTGATGCCAAAGATGTTGACCTGCATAGGGTCAGACAAGGTAGTGGCATCCAGAAGGTTCGGCTCGGAGATCAGGTCGGGCACATCCTTGATGTCGCACAGCTTCGTCAGAGCGGTTGCGCTGTCGCCACAATACAGGGTGGTATTCAGACCGGAGATAGCAGTACTCATAGAATGTTTACCTCCTTAGTTTCGGTAAATCATTCCGTCCTCTCCGATTGTTGCCCCATAGCTGCAATCAATCCGATAGACGGAATTGTTGTACAGCCCATTCAACGGGGCAAACGACTTGCGATAAAAATTAAGCGGTTCAAGAACAGAATCCACGATGCCAACGATGGAACGTGCTTCTGCAATGCGCCCGGTGTTCTTGTTGGAGTAAACGCGCACACGCAAGGAAACGGCGGCGTATTTGCTGTGACCGGCAGAATCAATATGTACAGGAAGATTGCTGTTTTCCTCTATCTGTACACACGGAAACTTTTTGACATTGCTGTCATTGATTTCACCAGTGACGAAAATGCCGGGCACTTGCTTTCGCAGTTCTTTAGCAACAGCCGTGAAGATAGAATTGAAATAATCGATCAACTATTCCAAACCTCCCTCCACGTTGCTTCGACTTGAGAAGCCATTTCCTCAACAGCTCCCCACATAGCCATAGCTGGCTCGTTACCATCGGTGTAATTCAACTGACCTTTGCCATCCACCTGTTTGACAGGCGTACCGGCATTGCCGGATTCGCCGTAGTAGTACCATCTGCGGTTTGCGCCTTGCCCTTTGCCGTAGGAGCCATGCGCACCAACACCGGGCGGCAACTCACCGCTATATCCGTTGTGATGTGCGCCAGTGCCAAACTCGATAAAGGCAACCGCCTTGCCCTCTGCAACGATGGTACAAGTCTTGTCTTTTTGGTTAATATGGCATTTCACGTCATTGGAGCCAGAATATTTCGCATTGGCAAAACGCACCTTTGCAACTTCAAGCCCCAACCACGAAAGGCGAAAAGCAAGCGCTCTAGCCTTTCTGTTCAGGGTGGTCTTGTATTTGAGAATATCTTTCTCAGCCTGTTTAAGTCCGGCATCGCTCAACCTCACCTTAATTTTCACTTGCAGCCACCTCTTTCAGCGCATATAACGTGTCCGTGATGTGCTTTGCGACCTTGACCACAGTGTAATTGAAGGGCTTTGAAACGTCCGTCTGAAACCAGACGTGCGTACCTTCATAAAGCGGTGTGTTGCGCTTTTTGCTGGACGAGCTGACAACGTAGCTGTAATCTGTGAACGCTCCAAAAGGGTTTGCTTCCGCAGAACCAGTAGGGGGGCTGATGTTCAGCATCAGCTTTGCGGGTTCACTCCACGATTTGTATGCGGATTCGCCAGTCTCGTTGCCACATTCGTCTACGACAGGCGTTTTCTCGCCAACAGGGTTCGAGTACCACAGCGGACGCTTATCCAGCGGGCTTCCATTGAACATCAGCCGATAACACCTACTCTCGGAACCACTTCATTTAACAGGGACTGCGCCACATCAGAGCTTTCCCAAACACGAGTAATGCCATTGTTGGTGTAGCTCGTCTGTCCATTTGCACCGATGTGGTTGTACAGTTCCGCTGCAATGCGTATCTGCAACGACTGATACTGCAAGGGCAACTCGTCCGGTCTGTTGCCGAAAGGATAGCCCTGTGCAAATATCTTGTCTTTGGCGAAATCAAGCAGCAGGTCGAAGAGTGGGTAGTCCTCGTCCGTGATTTCACGGTCAAGTGCAGGGGCGATGTACTGCCCCAGCTTGACTGCCGCTTCGGAATACTGGTCTCCCATGCTGCTTTCCTCCTTTCGCCTTAGTAAGCCTTGATGCAGTACACAGCGTCCATCTTCTGGAAGGACGGCAGGACAATTTCGGATGCGATGATGTTGGTGTTTACAGGGTGAGGTTCCTTAATGGTGGTGACAGCAACGCCATTGTTCACGATAGAAACAGAAGCATTCGTCAGACCAGCACGAAGGTCTGCTTCTTCGGGAGTAGTGCCATACCACATCTCGCCAACCTTACCATCGGGAACCAGAACAACATAACCGTCCGGGATGTACTTGACGGAATCACCGCCGCCTTCAGGCTGGTACATCTTGTCAAACAGATGAATCTTGATGTCGGTAGTCTGCTCAACCAGAGCGCGTGCTTCGCTCTGGGTAAGAACAGCAATAGACTTTGCCGTAACCGTCATGAAACGGTTTTTCACCTCGTCAGAAGCAATCATCTTGTTCAGAGTGTTGGTGTTCATATAGGCGTGAGTGATGGTTTCGCCAACATTTGCAGCGATTGCATCCTTCGCAGTGGCGAAATCGGTAAGGGGAGTAGAAGTGGTAACGTCCCACTTCGCCTTGCCGGTAAGAGCCTTGTAGTTCTTTGCCTGCCAAGTACCATCCGGGTCGTAATCGTAGATGTAGTTCACGCCGTTCGCTTTGATGGTAATGCCGGGCTTGCCGTTCTCCGGGCAAAGCAGTTGCCATGCCATACGTTCAGGAACAATTCGAGCACCAGTAATCAGCTCTGCGGCATCATCGAAAATTCGGCTGATGATTTCCTCTGCAAAAGTGCTGTTGCTGTTCTGAATCTCCATCAACATCTGGCGGTCTTTCTCGTCGATGTGGAAGCCCTCACGGAAGAACGGCATCTCGGTTTCAGACATCTTAAAGCCCTTGCGCTCACGGAAGGTCGCCTTCGTGTCAAATGCACTGGGCATCAGAGAAATACCAACGCCCTTGTGACCGCGAATCCACTTCAGTTCCAGACCGGCCTTCTTGCGCGGAGGAAACAGGGCATCAGAGCCGAATGCTTGCGCGTTGGTAACATCATTCGTCCAATACTCAGCAATCGCATCGGAAGTGAAATATTTCTGAAAATTCATGTTTTTTACCTCCGTTAAGCATTAGTGCCGATGTTGTCGCGGAAAAAGACTGCGGGAACAGCCTTATGCAAAGCGGCAACGTCATCAGCAGTAAAGGAAAAGCCAGAACTTGCCTTTGCCTTTTTCTGGTCAACAACGCCCTGAATAAGCAGTGCGCCGTTTGGGTTGACGGACGGGTCAACGGTGTGCAGCAGAATGCCAATCGCATCGGTAACTGCTGCATCGGAAGTCCCAGTAGTAGCGGTAGCCTTTTTCCCGGTCTTTGCCATGGGATAGCCAGCCTTTACAACATCGGTTTCGGTCACAGTAAAGGGAATGGCAACGTAGATATCAGCAGCCAGAATAGTGCTTTCAGGAGCCGATACCGGAGTAGTAGTATACTTCATGTTTTCCTCCTTAATGGAAAGCGTTCATTGCGTCACTCGATGCCTTACTTGCGGCATTCTTGCTTGCGGCAAGGTTCTTGGCAAATGCCACGCCTTCGCTGTCAGAGACACCCTTACCATCCGCACCCGGAGGTGTGGGCATATCCTTCAGCAAGGAAGCCTTGTAAGCGGTGTCGTGGGCAGTCATAAACTCCGACTGGAACTTAAACACCTTGTCCATGTCACCGTCAGCCAGTGCAGATGCAGCCTTACCAGCCAGTTCAGCGTCATAACCCTGTGCAACGAATTTCTCACGGTAAGATGCAAGGGTCTTTTCCTTGACGAGGTTCTCTTTGTCGGCAGTCAGGGCTTCAATCTGCTTCTGCATTTCTGCCAGCTTGTCAGCCTGTTCCTGTGCGGCATTCTCGTCATCGGTACGCTTTGCCTTGAGCTGCTTCTTGTACTCAGCAGCTTCGCCGTTGGCTTTCGTCACGGCGTTGCGCAGCTTCTCGACCTCTGCGCTAGGGTCTGCAACCTTTTCAAGCGCAGAAATGATTTCATCGGCGGTCATGCCATCTTTGTAGGCATCACCAAGCAACGCTTTGTAGTTCATATTGTTAATTTCCTCCTGCGTTTTTTTATCGTTGCTTCCCTGCAACGCTGCGAAATTTGTATCCCGACTTCCCTGCCGGAATATGCAAAGGGCTATTCGCCCTCTGTTTCTTTATTGATGCTGTCAGACTGTTCGTCCGATGTTTTGTTGGCTTCAACAACTTGTTCAGGCTGTTGTTCCTGCGGTTTCGGAGCTTTGCCGTCCTCGCCCAGCTTGCCAGCGGCAATCAGGAACGGCTTGCTCATTTCGTAAGCAGCCTGCGGGTCAGGGAACAGACCGGGCGTAGTGAATGCCAGCTGCGGGTCGATGGTCTGCTGCAACATTTGTACGAAAATCTGAACCTTGCTCTGCTGGTTGTCGTACTGGCGGCGGGGCAGTTTGATGTTGATGTCACTTGCCATCAGATTAGAACCAGCCGTATCACGCAGGATTTTCAGCATCACAGACAGGCTTTGGCGTTCCGAGAACTTGAACATATTCTCGTACTGCTGTGCCCTTGCTTCGGTGTGATTCCAGCCATTGCGGACGATGACCGCACCCACGTTGTCGGATGTTGCGTTCTCACTACCAGTGGCACTAGGCATGGCAGTCAGACTACGGTACACGTTCAACATGGAATCAAGCAGGGTCTGGCTCTGCTGCTGGTCAAGTTCGTTTGCAATCTGAGAAACAGAAGCGGGCAGACCAGAAGTGGATTTCAAGCACATTGCGCCAAGCTCTTTTACTTGGTCAAGAGCATCCTTGTCCACAAGACAGTTGGTAAACACCATGATGGACTGGATGAACTGCGCCACACCGTCCAAACGGTTGCTTTCAAGGTCGTTGATGGCATCCAGCACAGGAATAGCCGGTTCAAACAGACCCATTCGCTCCGGGTTCAGCTTGTATTCAACCATCGGCAGCATTCCGAGAGAATGGTTCTCCGATTTCGTAACCTTGCCGTTGTCGATTTCAAAGTACTGGTTCGGCGTATATACGCAAATCAGGTCGTTCAGGTCATTCTGATAATTGCGTGGGATGTGCAGCACGTTGGCGATGGGCTTGTGCCCGATGCCGGAGTTGTAAATCACATACGCCATGTCCGGGTCTGGAACATCCACCAGCAGGGGTGTTTCGTCCGGGTAGTTTCCGTTGTACCCCTTGTCAGGAAGAACGATGCGGTATCCCTGTCCGCACTCCAACATCCACTGCCAGAGCCGCCGATCAAGCGCATCCTTGCCCTCATACTGCAAAGCATTGGACAAACGGGCGATTTCCTCACCGTCACCAGTTGCCGTTTCAGACCGCACATAAGAGCAAGGAGTGCCGCTCATGTAACCTGTGTAGAAGCCCACGCACTCATTGGCGTGGTTCTCTACAATGCGATTGGTGATTTCAGCGTGGTACTCCTTCGTGCGCTGGAGGACAGGCTGGCTACCCAAGTAGTAGTTGTGCAAAAAGCGAATCTCATTCTTGTTCAGCAGATGAATAGGCTCTGCCTTGCCAGTGACCACTTTCAGCACGTTCGTCTGATTGATTTCCGTCTCCGGCGTTTCAATCGGTCTGCGTCCAGTCAGAGGCTCATTCAAAAAGCCGTCAACAACTATCTGATACTTAGCCATGTTGTCCTCCTTTCCGGCAAAATAAAAAGCGCAGCAAGACAGACCTGTTAAGGTCTATCTCACTGCGCCAAAACTGCGCTTCAAAAGCTATTTACTTTTCCGGTGGATGGATGATTTTCACCCATCCTTCCCTTGTGTCTCCTTCGATAACGCCCTTGCATCTGTCGCACTTGAAATGGTATCGTCCGTCCACTTCGCCAAGATATCGGTTGCAGCGGACATTCTTATAGATAGGGTTCTGCCGGATACAAGGGCAACAGATTCTAACTAGCATGAGCGCTCCTTTCGCTGGATTTCTGGAAACAGGCTGTTAAGCACAGACCTGTCGGAAGCTACCGGGAAACTGTTCGCGCTTCCGGTTACGCTAGTTAGTTGTCGGGACTAACAACGTAGTTTTCCCGCCTAAAAGAAAACCACAAATGGTCACAGATTTCGGATTTGCACCAATGCCTACGTCTTTCGACGTGCAGCTGCCTGACCGCTGCAATCTGTGATAAACCCGGATTAATTGAAGCCGTTGCTCTTTGCAATGTGAAAAATCTAAAGACATTGCATCGAGAGCCGGGAATAACGGAAGAGGTAGTTTCAGGAGAATATCCCATGCAAAGCAAGAGAATCGTTGTGCTGCGTGGTGGGTTTGAACCACCGATTGCTGGCATTGTTAAGCATTGGGGGCACCAGCATTCTCATCCGGTAGAGAACGCAACTCATAGAAACCTGTGACGAAGAGCGACCGTCGCCACAGGAAAGAAAGGAGTGGTATTCACACAATGAAGGGCCGATGAGCAAAATGACAAAATCTCATCAGAAGAATACCTGACGGAAGTAGCAAGCTTCCTGCTTATATTGTAAAGCAAAATATAATCGAAAATCAAATTTTTGCTTCCAAGCACCGCTATATATGACACTTTTCTCAAAAAGGCCTCTTGACAGGCTCGATTTTGATGATTCCGTTATACAGCTCATCGGCAAGCTGCGCCAAACTGTCCGGTGCATCATCGTGCGGAACCTTTCCAAGCTGCGTGAACATCGTGACCTGTTCCATGAACGCCTTGTACTCTTTCGACTGGTGTTTTTCGTCAAGGAAATAGAACCGTTTGATGTCTGGCGCATACTGGATGATTCTTGACAGCTTGCTTTGACCGCTTGGCGCACGCTGGCTACGAACAGAGCAATGATAGCCTTGCTGCCGAAGCTGGCTGTCCACCACGTCACAGTATTCGTCACCGCCGTTGTTAGCTTCGCCGCGCACCACATTGATTTTGTGCTGGATGATTTTGCCCACGACTTCCGGTCTGGTCACGGTCTTATCGCCATTGTTGAACACAAGGTCAGGGATGAATACGGCATCTCCGTACACATAGGCGATAGGGCAGGCGGTGAAGTCACCACCACCCCATGCAATATCCATGACCATGAGCTTGCGATCAGGCTCGCCGTCAGGCAGAACGCCGTTGAAATACCGCAGTTCATCGGCAGGGAATAGCAGGCCTTCACGCACATAGGGCTTACCCATGTACTTTGCCCACCATGTTGCATCGTCAATGCTGGCTTTCATATCGGCATAGTAGGCATCGTCAAATCCAACGCCATAGTCATAATTGAAGTTGCTGTGTCCGTTTTCGTCCACCGCAGGAATCACCCGGAATCGGTACTTCGGGTTGTCTGCATACTGGTTCTGGATGCGTCCCAGAGGGTCAAGCACGTTCCATCGGGTGCCGACCATCAGCTCTAATGCGCCTTGCTTTTTACGGTCTTTCAGCTGGTTCAAATAGGCATCGTACTTGTTGTTCAGGCGCTCAACATTCAGGCTTTCCTCCAAGTCCTCGATCAAGTCATCGCTGTACAGAACGCCGCCCTCGCCAATTTCAACAGCACCAGTCAACGTACCGCCGATGGAACGACAGGTCAGGGTGGGGAAACGCTTCTTTCGGTTCAGATCAACGCTTTCGTCCTTTGCGCTTTTGTCCACAAGCTGAACGTCAGGGAAGATTTTGCCCCAGTTGTAGGTCACGGGGTCGGTGATGATGGACAGCACTTCGCCGTAGAAGCCGTTGGTCAGCTTGTCAGAATGTCCGCTCATAACCGATGCAACGTCAGGGCGGTTACCCATCAGCCATGTGATGAAAAATATACAAAGAGTTGATTTTCCAGTTCTCGGAGCCATCGAGATTCCCAAGAAATCTACACGATGGAAAAACAAGTCCTCAAGGTCATTGACAAGCGTGTGCAAAATGCGCCTGCGCGGCTGATAGAACTTCTTCTCCGGCGCACGATTCCATTCAAGGTAGATGCAATAGCTGTCGAACACATCCTTTGCTTCAAGCAGGTACGTCCGGCCGATAATGTCATAGACCTTCGCCACGTCCTCGCCTGTTTTCATCTTGCCCATCATGGATGCACAGACGGAACGCAGCTCACCAGAGTATTTGTAGGCATCGAACCGCTTGTCTTGCGGCAGAGCATCTCTCAGGTTCACCACCGCCTGAAACCAGTCCTCATAGACCTGCGCTTCGGTCGGATTCTGCTTTGCATACGCTTTAATACTGTCGATGATGGCGATACACTGTTTTGGCTGCATAAAAAAATAGGCACCCCCTACCTGAAAATGTAAAGAGTGCCTACAACTGCACAAAAATCAAATATTCGGTTTTATTCTCCAGCTTTGAAATTGTAAATGGGCTTAATATGCTTTACAATATCAACGGTTGGAGAGATTGCGTTGATAATTTCCTGCGCTGGCTTATATGCCATCGGACATTCATCCAACGTGGATTCATCAGCTGAGGTGGTATAAATGTCGTTCATCTGCTTTTGGTATTCCTCAACGCTAAACGCCTTTTTAGCCGCTGTTCTGCTATATAGTCTGCCAGCACCATGCGGAGCAGAGAAATTCCAATCAGGATTGCCCTTACCAACGCAGATAAGACTTCCGTCTCTCATATTAAGAGGAATAATCAGCTTCTCACCCTCTCTAGCGGATACAGAGCCTTTTCGGATAATATCATCCGATTCATCAATATAGTTATGAACAGTTTCAAAGAAGGACGCATGGGTCAGCATAGAATTGATTCCAACACCATCTAAAATGGTGTGCATAATTCTTGCTCTGTTCATCCTCGCAAAAGCCTGACAAATTCGCATATCATTAAGGTAGGAATCACGTTCTTCGCCTTCAAGATAGCAAAGCTCATTTGGAATATCAGGGAACTGAACATCCAATTCTTTGATTTTTTGCGAGATTTCTTGTTCACGACCCTGCGCTTTCAGTTCCGCAATCAGACGTTCTGTGGCGTCTTTTCTTTTATTCTTTCCTTTAAGATTTGAAATGGCTACGCTTTGATGGTACTCGGCAACCTGCTTTCCGAGATTTCGGCTTCCAGTATGGATAACAAGATACTGGTTCCCCTCTTCGTCCTCGTCCAACTCAATAAAATGATTGCCACCGCCCAAAGTACCCATGCTGCGAAGAATCCAGTCAACATTGTGCAAGCTGTCCTTGCAGTCAAGCTGGCTAAGGAAAGAATCCGACATTTTCTGCGATTCGTGAACATTCATTCCAGCCGGAACTCGTTCTCTGATTACTTTATCTAACTTTTTCGGGTCGATGTGTTCAATTCCAAGTTCAGCGACAAGCATTCCGCAACCAATGTCCACGCCTACAATATTCGGAATGACTTTCTTGCCCAAGTTTGCAGTAAACCCAATTACGCACCCGGAACCAGCATGAACATCTGGCATAATGCGAATTTTGCATCCGTCAACAAAGCTCTGATTACAGAGCGTCAGAATTTGCTCAGATGCCTTGTCTTCGATATTGTCTGTGAACACCTTTGCGGACGCATATTTTCCGTCAATCGTTTTCAATGAGTTCTCCTTTCCAATTCGGTTTTATAATGCTGTTTTAGAAATTTTCTTTATTGACCTGATTTTCAAACTCCTTCCGCTGCTTTGATGGCTGCACGAACCAATTTATATACGCAAAACTCTCTGTTTTCCCAAGTGGACTTTCGGCATTCTTCTGCACACTGAATAATGTCCAAAAGGCTTCCTCCGTTCATCATTTGAGTCAAAACACGAATGTCTTCTTCGCTCCACCACTCTGGAACTTTCACCACTTTATTGTCCATAAGCTGCTCCTAATAAAAAATCAATAACCTTCAAGATATTTGTCATCCGGAGCTGAATTGTCCTCTTCACAATGAACCGGAACAAAAAAATCATCCCATTCTACGTTCTCGTCACGAGCATCATATTGTGCGAAAGTTTCTGCGTCAAGCAAACTATCTGCTTCAACATAAATATAACCGATTCTATGCACTTCAACACGGCATTTCATAATGTTCTCCTTCAGATAAATCTTGCTACCATATTCTTATTTAACTTCTTTTGCAAGCTGATTCAATCTGCGCTTAAACTCGTCCGCATCGTAGTACAAGGCGTCTGCGATGGCATTGAGAATATCGGGCTTGTCGGTGTAATCGCACAATGTTTCAATCAGTTTCAAGCTCTGATCTGACAATTTTACGGGTTTCATGCTTTATTCCTTTCTCTGACTATATAAAGTAGGTTTTGGTTGTTCATCTCCTAGTATCAGCTTATAGCGGAGATACTTTTCGATAATACTGTGTCTTTCTGCCAGTGTACCGTAAATAAAGACGAGAGCATCTTTAGCAGCATCGTATTCATTCGGGAAAATGACAATTTCCTCGTTTGCAAAGGTAACGGTGCAGTTTTCCGAATGACAGGCTTCCAAGAACTGCTTGATTTCAAGGAAACCGCCAAAGTCAAGCATAGACCGTAGCGTGATGCTTCCGTTCTTAACAATCAGTTCTTCTCCCTGCATATTATCCAGCCTTTCTCTGTTCAGCAATCCGATACCATGTCTGGCGGGTCACGCCAAGCTGCTTGGCAGCGTCCGTGACCGTGAGAATGCGCTTCTCCACTTGCTCATGGAGAACGTCAAAGAGGTTGCGGTCATACTCGGTGGGCTTGCGACCTTTATAAACGCCTTTCTGCTTTGCCACTTCGATGCCCTCTTGCTGGCGATCAAGCATATTCTGTCTTTCAAATTCGTTGATGGCTGCAATCATCGTAAGCATCAGTTTGCCAGTTGGAGTGCCTGTATCTAGGTTCTCTTTATCACTGGCAAGGTGCACGCCGTTAGCTTGCAGCGTTTCAACCATTTCAAGCAAGTCCTTTGTGCTGCGGGCAAGGCGGCTGAAATCGTGGATAAACACGGTATCGCCCGGTTGAACAGATTTAAGCATCTTCTGCAACTCCGGTCTATCCATATTCTTGCCAGAGACCTTCTCGATGAACCAACGGTCAATGTTATGCCGCTTCAACGCTTCTACCTGTCGTGCTTCATTCTGTTCAACAGTAGATACACGAACATACGCTACGTTCATTCAGAATCGCCGTCCTTTGCTCTTTTGGGGTATTCCAAACGGTAAAAATCTTCTTTGTCCTTTTTGATGGTTTTGGGACGAATGATAATTTCGTAGCCAAGTTCATCTGCAAATTGTGCAAATTTCTCTGCGCTCAGTTCTCCACGATTCAGCCTATCCGTGACGCTCGTTGCTGCTTTATAACCAAGTTTTTTTGCGAGAACCTTGTAAGTTATTTTCGGATGAGAATTTACAACCATGTCTTTAATAATTTCTGCGGCTCTCATTTTTTTGCTCCCTCTTTCTTTTTGCTGGCTTCAGTATACCACAAACGTATTTATACGTCAAGCGTAAATTTACGTTCTATGTATATATAAATATACTATACTCTGTAAATACAGAGTATAGTAGTATAAGAACGTTAATCATTTTACACGAAAACGTGTATACGCTTTATTTTTGAGCAATTCTGAATCTGTAAAGTATATTTTATTCAAATTTCCATATTGACAAGTGTTCAATATCTGGTATATACTATCACCAGCAACAAAGCGAGGTGATGAAATTGCAGAAAGCAGCAGAGCCATCTAAAAACGAATCTATGCGTATGGTTTCGTTCAGACTTAGCGAAGAGGATATCGAAAAAATCACATTTTGCGCTAACGCTCTGGATGGAACCAAGAGTGATGTTGTAAGAATGGGCATTGATCTAATCTTCAACGTTGCAGAACGCATAAAAAAATAAGCTATCAGCACCCACCTACCAAAGTTTAGCTGATAGCTTATCCGTTACAAAAAGAAGGTACTGCAACCACCAAGGGGGCAGTCTCCCTTTTCGGAATCTATTATACCAAAAAGGGCTGCTCTCCGCAAGAGTTAGGAGAAAAAACATGAACTTTCCAACGAAAACCGAAGAATTTCTGAAAACCCTCGCCCACGGCAAAGAGCCGACCAGCGAGGACAGAGAGTACGCAGAAGCGCTGGGTAAGCTGTCCGAACTGAACTACCGAGCAGGGTACGAAGCGGGAGCATCCAAAAATAAGGGCTGAGTTTTGTGCAAGCCTACAAATTTTGACGTCAACGCTATCGAGTGCTATATGTAGCACTTCTTTTCTTGACTTAACACAAAATAAGGTTATACTAACATCACCAGCAAATGAAAGGAAGTGAATAAACATGAGTAGCCCTTACGCCGAGCGGTTCAATCGAACGCTGACGATCAGTATGACTGACAAGCAGTTTGAGCATTTGCAAGCGTACTGCATCAAGAAGCGCGTATCGTTGTCCTTTGCGCTTCGAGATGCGTTCTTTACGCTGCATCCCATCCCGGAGACCGATGAAAAAGAATAAGACGCTCGCTAAAGTTTGGCGACCGCAGCGAACGTCTTATGAAACACTCAGAGAGTACAGACCCTCTTTGGGTTATTATACCAGAGATGGCCTACTCTCGCAAGATAGAAAGGTCAAATTTCTATGAATAATAATCTTGAAACCATCCGAATCTTCTCCGAAGATGTTATCCCCGTGTACGACACCGACACTGGCGAAAAGGTTGTTCTGGGTCGGGAACTGCACGAGCGGCTCAAAATCAAGACCGCATACAAAGACTGGTTTCCTCGTATGTGCGAGTATGGTTTTGTTGACGGAAAAGACTATGGCTCATTTTTGAGCAATAGGTCTGATGGGCTTGCTGGAAAGCCCAGAACCGACCATATTATCACTCTGGACATGGCAAAGCACATTGCGATGATTCAGCGGACACCTGAGGGCATGGAGATTCGCCAGAAGCTGATCGACCTTGAGAAGAACGTATCGCATTATCCGGTCGGACAGCCCAGCAGCTTGCAGATTTTGAACATGATGGTTCAGGCTGTGAACGAACAGGCTGCACGAAGCGCAGAAACCGAGAAGCGCGTGGATGCCATTGAATCCGGTTTCAACAATATGTGCTCGATTATGACCGTCAGCGTCAAGGATGATGCACGGAAGGTCTGTCAGCGCACGTTGAATGCCATTGCAACCAAGCGTGGCGGTGGTACAGCCTACGCAGACGTATGGAACGAAGTCTACGATGAAATGAAGGAGAACGGCTTCGATGTGCGCCGCCGTTTGGATAACCGCAAGAAGGATGCCGCGTCTAAGGGCATGAGCAAGACTTTTGTGCGGAAAATCAACGCTGTTGACATCATCTTCGACAGCAAAGACAAGAAGATGGAATCTGCGTTCATCAACTCCGTACGCCGTTTGGCAGCGGCCACAAACGTGAAGTTTGAGGTCAAGGAAGAAAAGCAGTCCGCATAATACATAACAGCCAATAAGAAAAGCCAGTGGTTAGAGAACATCTAGCCGCTGGCTTTTTATTTACGGAACTATGAATCGGCAATCAGTGAATTTGTTTCCGTCAAAATCACCGACGAATGTAACAGTCTGGCCGGGAAAAAGCCTAGAAATCTTATCTTTTTCATTTTCTGGGAATCCAGCCATATAAACGGTATAACCAATGCTGTGAGAAGTGACGAAGTTCACACTGAACATAACAGTGTACGGATTATCTAGCTTAACCATTGCGTCTGATACACTGTTGACTTGATATGTCACCTTATATTGCTTACCAGCGTATTTGTCTTTTGCCTTTACAGCGTTGTCGGCCGCCTGTTTTGCATAATCATCCAAATCAAGCGTTGGAATATCATCATCTGGGTTATGCGAAGAAGCACTGGATGCCACCCGCTCACTGCTTGCGGGTTCAGAGCTTATAGGCTGTTCAGATTCGGATGCCGCTTCTTGAGATGCTGGAGTGCTGCTTACTGAGCTTTCGGAAACTTCCTCAATAGAGCTATCATCCATTTCCGTTGCCGTAGACTTGGCGGAGGAAGATGTAACGCCGGAGCTTGCCGATTCATCATGTGATGGCTCTGGTGTTACAGCCAAGCATATAACAAGAACTGCAAATGATGCAAAGAAAGCAATTAACATCCGATTGTCTTTCTTATGCGTTGCTTTGTTGTAAAGACACAGCGCTCCAAACACAGGCGTTGCAACCAGAGCAATCATTCCAAATAAGGCGTACATTTTTGTAGATTCCTCCCTTTTAAGGCTTGTAAGGCAAGTATAGCACAGAACGCAGACCCTTTGTAGGGGTCTTTTTTGTTTTTGCGAGAAATTTTTGAGATTGGCGACAGGGGTAGGGCGTTTTGTGCAGAAAAGAGGGGGTGGGTAGGCAGGGAAAACGCCTTTTTTGAATTTTTTCTACGCGAGGTGTCGACCACCCCACCCCCGGCTCGCCCCATATACCCCAGAGGTGGAGACCCCAGCCCAGCGCACCCGGACAGACTGAACAGCACAGGCAGCAGGGCAGGCCGTGCCAGATGCAAGGCAGACCACGCTACGCACCGACACACACGCCCAAACGCTGGACACGCTGCACCGGTCTGCTCCCGATACCAGACAAGCCGCGCCGGGACAATCGGACAGTGTGCGGGGCGCTGGACTGCCTGCGCAACGTGTCCGATAGGGCACGCCCAAACGGACAAAAAATAAAAACGTATAAATACGTCATTATGTTGCGTGTGCAACTTGACAAAAACGTAAATATACGTTACAATATAGGCACAACGTAGATATACGTTACACCTACCAAATACCGTTACAAAACAGGAGGACAAAACCATGAAGGCAAAAAGAACCATGCGGGATATTAAATCCCAGTATCCGACCATTATCCAAGTGAGCTATTGCGATGCGCAAAACATGCTGTGCATGGACGACCCTGCCGCCTATACCGCTGGCGTGTATGGATGGAACGCGGATATTTACCCGATCACCTCAGGCGTTGCAATCTGCACCGGGTACCGGCCTTTCGGTAACATCAAGCCCGATCGGGAGACGGTCAGCCATTACGAAAAGCGGGCGCGGGAGATGCGCCGAGACTTGTGGAACGCTGAGGAGCTGGCGGCGCACCTGCACAGCTTGCAAAAGGAATTTGTTCGGGAGGTGTGCAAAGTATGATTACTCTTGACTTTACCCAGTGGGCCGACCTCTGGTATGTGGGCGGCATGGTATCCGGTGCGTTGGTAATGCTGGCGTATCTCAACAGCTAATAAGGAGAGCTAAAAAATGACAGACTTAGAGCAAAAATGCAACGAATACCGCGAATATAAGCGGCTGGCAGAGCAGGCGGAGCAGATGCGGGACAGCCTGCGGGATGAAATTATTGCCATGATGCAGGGAGCGCCGGAGGTTATGGCGGGAGCTTGCAAGGTGATGTATAAGGACGTGCAGAGCGTCCGACTTGATAGCAAGCTTTTACAGGCAGCGCACCCGGATATTTACGCCGAGTGTAGCAAGCGCACCACATACAAGCGTTTTAGCGTGGTTTAAGGGAGGGTTTAACAATGATTTATCCCGATAAAGTATATATCCCTGTTGTGCGTGGGTGCAGCGTGTGGAGCGTCTCAGAGATCGACACGGCAAAAGCCAAAAAGACACCCGGCTATATCGCACCCGGTTATATCCAATATAACGGCGGTTTATACAGCGCTGGCAACGTCTTTTTGTCCGCCGCTGATGCGTGGGACTGGATCCACCTTTTCCGTGGCTATCGCGGCAAAGTGTACACCGCCGCCGAGATCGGTAGCATCCGGGAGGTGAGCACAAAATGATATTATCCTGCATCCTGTTTTTCTTGTGGTTTTTCTCGGCGCTGTTTAAGGCGTCTAAGTAAGGAGGCTTATATTATGACTAGCAGCAATAAGGGCTTTGATATTATGACCGGGTTGTATACCACTCGATACTATGCACGCAAGGCCTGCCCCGGTGATTGCGTTGTTGTCAAGGTCTGCGGAGGCTATACAGTCATGGCCGCAGCAGATTATAACATTTGGCGCAATCAGCACTGACACAATATTAGATTAAGCCCCGCCCACGCTGGCGGGGCTTTTCTTTTGCCTTGCACCTGCTGAGGGCGCAGGGCTTTTATTTTTGCCCTGCGGCAATACAGCCACATACAAGCGTTTACAGCGCGTTTTGTTCCGTTAATGCAGTTATACCACCAAAGCCGCAAAACGGCGCACAGGGCTTTACAGGCGCTTTTCCTGCAATTTGTACCGCTCAGCCGCCGCAGATACCAGACCGACACAAGTAGCTATAATACCGTCTGCGACACGTTGGGGCGTATCACAGCGCCGCATTGCCTCCAGCGCATAACCAGAGATACCAGCGCCACGCCGGGACGCTGTACAGGTCAGCACAGCCGCCCTATTATAATAAGGTATATAAGGGTGCAGCGGCGCGCCCCTGTTATGGATCCATGCCAGCCCGGCGGGGTCTCGATGTTTCCCACGTCCAGCGGCTTACAATCTAGCACGGGTCAGCGGTCAGCCCAGCACCCTCCACCCGGCGAGGCAGTCCAGCAGCAGGGGCGCGGCGGGCGGCGCGGAACCATTGACGGCTGCCGCCGTATCTCTTTTCGGGCTTTCGCCCGATAGCTAATAGAGGTCAGCAATAGTCGTAGCGTTCCGGTTGGAATAGTCGTAGCCAATAGTCGTAGTTTCTCCGTTAAAATAGTCGTGGAATAGTCGTAAAGTCGTCAGACGACTATCTTTTGAAAGTCCTATATATCGTATATTAACGAATGGTTCGCCGATAGTCGCAGAGTGATAGTCGTAGCATTTTCTTGCGAACCATTGTCAAATAGTCGTGTATTTTTTGTGTAAAATAGTTGTTCGCCTTTTAGAGAAAGAGAGGAGCGATAGTCGCTAAGCCATCCAACCACTCCAAAAATCACCTCTCGTTTCAATTTCGTATAATTTATTCTTCCGCTAGTTATACCTATTTCGTATAATAACCGTACTTATTATAGTATACAGATATAGTTACTCACGATAATCACTGATTATTTCGTATAATAACTCGTACCATCCGATTCGGTCTGTTCCTGCTCGATTTAATTCCCAGTAATATACTATGGTATCACAATCAATCCATAGCATTCTACTAGGAATAATCAATGCAACATTTCTACATATTCAACCGACTACAAAATGAAGCCAATTCTCCATGTGAAATAGTCGTAGACTATCCAACAGTCCGAACCTCACGCCAACTCTCGCCTGCGGTCTGCTCTGCTGGCTAACGGTGTAGTTCTGGAGATAGAGGGTTGTAGGGGGAAAGAACCTTTGCAAAGCATTTGGTTGTCATTTTTAGTTGTTGCAGTTGTCGCACCATTTTGGCGTGGGGGCCTCAAACAATTTATTTGTTTGAGGGGGGAGTTAGGGGGATTATAGGGGGTAATAGGGGTTGTAGGGGAAAGAGGGGGAAGAAAGGGGGGAAGATTTGTATTCCATGATACCAACGCATACCATTCGTATCAACTGGTACGATTCGTATCGCTTGGTATGCAATAATCGCATCCATTTCGTCTCATGCACTCTGCTTTCGTCTAATTCTCCCGTCGATCGAGGCGGATTCTACTCAAAATCAGACCTTGCCGTTTTCTCTCGATAAATAACAGAAGAAAAAAGCATGGAATAGTCGCAGAGGGTAGTTTTACTACCTGACACCATTCCATGCTTTCTGATACGTTTGTTGATTGGAGATTTTAGCGGAGATTAGATTCTACCATCTGCTTGCATCTTGCGCATACGCTCCGCAGCCGCTTCTTTCTGTTCGTCCGTCATAATTCTTGTGGTAGCAAACCGCACAAGTCGCTTGGGCATCTCATACCACTTGCCGTCCTTGTCCTGCTTGACCAGCTTGTACGATGCAGGCTCACGTTCGCACAGCTTGTCAAGCTTGCGCATATACACCGGGTCAGCGGTATAAACCGATGCAGTATCTTCCGCTGCATTGAAGTTGACGATGGTCTCTTGTTCCAGTCGAGTGATGTTCATAATCGTTTTCCTCCGTTTGTTGATTGACGAAAAATATTTATGTGATTCAGACGGTAACTTTATCGCCCAGACCATGTTATCTGTTTTTCTTGCCCATTCTACTGTGACGATACGAGCGCAGAAGCAATTATAGGCTTATATCAGCCATCCAGCATAGTTAAAATAGCTACAATATTCTACCCTTTCGAGTTTTTGAGCTGTTACAGCATGCTTTTTATTCTCGTCTCGTCGATACAAATTGTGAAACAAGCAGTAGTCCCCTTGACGGTTCAGGCAAGCATCACACAGACCGTATCTTCCCTTTCCTGCGTGCACGTTGTCTATGAACTTCTCCAGTGTGTCCATATCGTTCTCCTCTCGTTACATCCACACGCATTCTTTGAATTGCTGCGTTTCCATCTGGAACGTGATGTCCAGTAACCCTACGTTGCCCTCTTTGTTCTTCTCAAGCGCAAAATGATAATGCTGTTCTGGTCTCTTTTTCGTGGTCACGTTCTGCGCCAGCAGGATGATTGCGTCTGCGTCCTGCTCGATCTGCCCGGATTCTCGCAAGTCTGCGGCGGTTGGCGGAATACCTGCTCTTGCGGTCTCTCGATTGAGCTGTGCAAGTGCTACCACCAGCGTTCCCGTGGACTGTGCGAACTCATGCAGCGCCATGCTGATCTCCGTGACGGCACTGTATCGGTCTTTCGCTCCGGCTTGATGGATAAGCTGCAAATAGTCGATGAACACTACTTTTGCTTGCATCCTGATGGACTGCGTTCTAATCCACCCAACGCTTTTGCCAGCGGCAGAGCGGACGAACAGCGGATATTTCTTGATGGCTGCTAGCCTATCAAGTTCGTCAATGCTGACAGTCTTGTTTTTGACCGTGTGAAGCGGTACGCCTAGCTGGTTTGCGATGATACGAGCGTAGAGCGTGTCCGGGTCAGTCTCTAAGCTGAAATATGCCACCTTACGTCCGTTCTTGGCTATTTCACAGGCAAGTTGCAGAGACAGAGCAGTCTTGCCAGCAGACGGTCTGCCGCCGATCACAACGAAGTTGCCCGGCACAAGATGCAAGTTGTTGTCCAACACTTTAAGCCCTGTGCTAATATATTCCGGCTTATCGTCTAGCTTGCGGATGTAGTTGTCTATACCATCGCACATCGGGATGAAATCGCTTCTTTCGTTGTGTAGGTTGATAGCTTCGCCTAGCTGCTCATAGATGTCTGTCAGGTCTGCGTATCTGGTTGAGCCATCAACGATTTTGAACGCAATCTCTCTGGCTCTTGACAATGCTGCCTGTTCCTTGACGATTCCAGCCCATCCAAGCATCATGTCATGGGTGACGTTGCGGATGAACTCTGCACCGAAGGCATCCAGGCACTCACCCATTGCTTTCTTGCAGTTATCGTACCGCCCCATGACTTCTACCGGGTTCCACTTGTCGTTGTGTTCCCAATAGCCACGAATGGCAGCGAATGTATCACGCAGTTCAGGGCAGAAATAGTCGATTTTAAGGTCTTGCAGCACATCGGCATACTCCGAAAACGTGAGGACTGCTCCCAGCAGGATGTATTGGGTCTGATTTTCAATATTCACCGCAGAAAGTCTCCCTCGTCAGGCAATTCAACCATTGTCTGCTGGTAGCCACCGTTCCAGTCCTTCACGTTACGCATCCAGTTCCGTGCAGCAGCTTTCCAGTCCTTCATAGGCGATTTTCCGACCTTCCAGCCATTTGCCGTGAAGTGGTCAACAAATCGCTCTGCTTCAAATTCCATGTAACCCTTCTCTGCAAAGTATTCTCTTGCTTGCTCGACAGTCGGTGCTTTGAAGCGTTTTACTTCGTTGGTATTTTTCTTTTCACATTTTTCTTTTTTTTCAGAATCAGATACAGAATCAGATACAGATAAGGCATCGTTTGCATTCATTTGCATATTTTGCATGCCAACGTATGCGTTTGCATCATTGGTATGCGTTTGTATGCACTTGCATTTTTCATCGTTCCAACGCTTATTTGCACTGCGCCTGTTTTTCTCGATTCGCTCTTGTCTTTTCTGTGCATTCATATCATCAAACGCCTTAACGACTTTCCAGATCATCCGCATAGCACGGTCGTTGTCGTATGCTGGCTCAAGTCCAGTCTCAACGTACTGCGCATAGTTGCGGACGAATGCTCCGAATTCCTCATCTGTCAGTTCATCCATCGCATGAACGTGTTCCAACAGAAGAATCATTGATGTTCTCGGTTTGTGTTCCTGCTCCATTTTCAGTCCTCTTTGTAGCGTTTGTTCCACGCTTCGATAGCGTCTTTGCGTCCATCGTGGATAATTTCTATCTCCCCACTATCGTTCATTTTGAACTCGATTTGATAGCATCTATCAGGAATTGTGGCTTTGCATTTAGAGCATCGGATATTAAATTCATACCCTCGCAGAAGGTTGCATGAAGATGCGGTATTAACGGAAAATACAGCTTTTCCACCGCAAAACGGGCATCTCTTAAGTTCTTCCATCTTTAATCCTCCATTAAACAAGCACTCAGCGTCAGGTTCACGCAGCCAACCTTCGCCCGGAATGTTGACTATCTCATAATACTGCCGCGCAACGTAGATTGTTTTCTGCCCATCCTCAGCGATCAGACCGACAATCAGATAGTTGCCAGCAGCCATAAAGAACCAAGGGTTGCTCTTGTAGGTCTCGCCCTTCATTCAGTTCTTCATTTTGTTCACGGCTTTTTCAATGTCCTTGTCTGGGCAGTCCGGGTTGTCGAACGCAAAGAAATCTTCAGGAAATTTAAGCTTTTTCATTTTCTAAATCCCTCTCTTGTTCTCGTGATTCGCTTATGAGCCTTTACAGGCCTTTCGCCTTTGCCGTATGCCGGGCGAATATGCCTTGCCTTGATGTACCCACAAGGCGGCTTCGGCCCAAAGTCGAAAAGGCTCAAGTCCATAATGATGATGCCAAACTTCTTGTTCGTCATATTTACTGCTCCTTACGCATACCATTTCGGTGCTTCGCCAAAGATTTCCACGCCTTTTGCAAAGCCCAGCTTTTCTAAGGTTTCACACATGATGCCGTCCATCATGCTGTGAACGATTTCTTCATCATCACCGTACTTTTTGTATGCTTCCTGCATTTCTGCCGTGAATGCGTCAACCATATCTTGCGTAACAACGATATTGTTTTCCATAAGCCCTCCTATACCATCGGAAACGCCATCCAATGGGTCACTGTCACATCTTTCGGCAATCTCTCGCCTATCTCATCCCAGAACTAACCGTTTGCGTAACAGCCAAGAAAGTACGCTGTCGGCGAGATTCCTTGCAACATTTTTCCATCTTTATCACGCCACGTTGTCTTAGTCGCAAGCAACAAAGGTTGCGTCCGCTCTCGTGGCGGTTCGCTTGCCGGATGCCAGAGTGTGTTAGCCATTGTCTTTCACCTCGATTGTTGGCGCAGTGTCGATGTAATCAAGCACATCGTCTAACGACAAGCCACCTATTGTTCCATCGTTATACTCCTGAATCCACGCCTCGATGTTTTGACGTAGTTCATTAGCATCAATCGGTCTGGCTTTCATTGCACGTTCTCCCTTCAAATCGTGTTATCAACACTTATAACCGTAAACGCTAAAGATGATTGCAAACCCAACGAGAAAGAAAAGAACATTGACTGCTACAATCGCAATGGCTTTCAAGATTACGTTGTCTATGTATTTGTCCAAAGTGCTAAAAAATATATATTTTTCGAGCAAATAAATCGGGAAAACGAACACAAAACCAATCATTGTCGTCAAAACAAAACCGAGTACAATTTCAAACAAAGACATTTTTCTTTCTCCCTTCAATCTCCATCCCACACACCGTCAGGACGCATTTTTGCAAACGCCAGCAGACCGTACAAGGCACGTTTGGCGTTGCCCTCTGTGGCGTTCCAGTAGTCGCTATCGTCCACATCGTCACCTAGTGCAGAAATAGCCTTTTCAAGCATCTGGATGCTTTCTGCGCCTGTTTTGCCATAGATGGAGCGGATGCCGCCCTCGCCAAACACTTCAGGTCGATAATAGAATTGACCGTAATTATATGTGACGTTGAGCCACAATTCTTTTGTACCGCCCATAGCGCGCATACCACCTGCGATAAAATGTGCGCTATCCGCTTTGAGCGGTTCGTGCGTTACGGGGTCGCACAGTGAAATATCATAGCTCATCTTTCTTCTCCCATTCTTTGCATCCACGTTCGTCCCACACAAAGTCTACAACGTGTTCTGACTGGTTGTTCACGCATACGCCCTCCGGCTCTGCGTACCATTTGCAAGAGCCACAGGAAGGCTCCGTCCTGTCTTTGCAGTCATGCGCTGTACACCTGACAACGCCTTTATGAAAAAGCATCCCTGACATAAAGCAATGTTCGGCGGTGCAATAGAAGTTCATTCCTCTATCTCCTTCCATCCGATAAACTCACACAATCCAACGGTGTTATTGGAGCAACGATGGATGAGGACTTTATCGCTTATTTTGAACTTTGCGATAAACCCAATCTTGCTTTCTTCCATTTCGTTTTCAAACATCCAATCAACAATGTCTTTGTCGATTCTGACATCGCCTTCGTCCGTCATGGTTGCAAAGCACTGTTTGCATCTGTAAAGAGCGCACTTTTTCATCTTCTTTGCCCTCTCTTTCCCCTGTTGAACCGTCCGATCAATCGCTTATATTCTGCATAGCACTCCGGGCAAAGGTCGCCTGTGTCCCTGCGCCATGCCCAGTCCTTGAAGTATTCGTCAGGGTTCATCATCCTGCCGCCCAGAACCGCTCCGCAGCGGTCGCATACTCGCTTGTGGTAGATTCCTCTGTCAGTCTGCATTAGTCGTCCTCCCCATCCAACCTGTTTACGCAATTTTCCTTCTGACATTCATTGCAATTTCCGCAACACTCAAAAGAAAAATGCGTGATTTTTTGTGATTTATATTGACGGAGTAAATACTTATATTGGTTGTAGCAGTAAGGACAAACAAGCATTCCGTCAACATTTCCCCATCCGGCTGCTTCTTCAAATTTTTCCCAGTGACTAAATCCGCCGTCCATATCGCCAGTTTTCAAAAGTTTTACGAAATGCGTCATTCCGCATCTGTCACATTTGCAAAGTTGTCCGTTTGTTCTCATTTCATTCGTCCTCCCCAACATTCTTAAATAGGATTTCCTTGTCGGCTTTCCAGTCTTTGATTTTGCACGGAATGTCCGTGCCGGGCACGGTCTTTTTCAGACCGTCCATCTGCCAGATATTCCACGAGATGGTGTCTGCAATGCAATCAAGAAACGCAGGCATACAGCTAATTTCAAGCCGTTTTGCATCAAACCGATACCTGAAATTTTCAATCAATGTTAGAAACAAGTTGCACCGTGCCAGCAAGAGATTGTCCCCCTGCCACTCATAGCCGTATGTCGATGTGTAGGCATCGATTGCCCAGCTCATCCATGCGTCATAGTCATGGAACCGTTCCGAAAGGACTTTCAGCTTCCTATCCAGCAGACCTATTCTATCCGGCACGGCAATTATCTGCCCTGTGGTGGTGTCGTATCTGCTTGTAAGAAACGGCGCTTCTCCGCAGGTGACTTCAAGGCAGGTCTTGTTTATGTAGCCCTTCCAATCCTCGCCCTTCAGGTCGTTTTCGGCAACGTCTGTCATCTTCTTGCAAACACAAGTCGGCGTAAATACCTCTGCTTTCTTGCTGGTACGCTTCTTCTGGTCTGCAAGCCGTTTCTGCACACGAGGGACAAGCTGAACCTTATCCAGCTGTTCCAGCGTGATTTCATCTGCAAAGCCAACGCCCAGTTCAGGCGGCGGGTCTGTCGCCCAGATGATGTTTTTGCCTGTCGTGTGGTCTTGTAAGAGGACAGGCAGAAACGTGCGCAGGCACGGGTCGGAGAAGTCAATCAAAGTTTCCATTGGTCAGCCCTCACCATTATTTTGTTTTTCTCTTTCAGCCAGTCCTTGACGCAATGAAAGCAATGCTCACGGTTCTGGCAACGCTCCGGGTCACGATGTTTGATAAGCTCGCAGATGCCCCGCGTAAAGTTTTCTGTAATATCTTCGTCCGTCATGGAGCGGATAAAATCGCCGTTAGTCATTTTAGACCACCTCTTCTGCCACCTCTTTGTACTCCACATCAATCTCCTTCGGCAAAGCCGTCTGGTACTTCTGGGCTAATTGCTCTGCGCTCTGAGCATCGCCCAGCGGCTGTTCAGGCGGTGCAACGGTGACTTCCACGTTGTCACGCATACCAAAGTAGTTCTTGGCTCGGAAAATCCACTCTGCCGGGTTCTCCTGACCGTACATACCGTTGTATGCCCACATGGACTGCATTTGCAGAATCAGCTTCAAGATGTACTTCTGCTGCAAGCTGTCGTCACGGCGTTTGCCCGCCATAATCTGCTTCAGGCTCACCCATTCGATGCCTAGCACCAGTGCGATCCATTCCACCACAGGGGAGATTCTTGCTTCGATGCAAGCGTCAAAGAAGAAGTCAAGACGTTGCTGCACTTCAATTGGGTTGTTCATGTCCACGCTTGGAAGGTCGCCAAAATACTTGGCTGCAATCATTCCGATGACCTTCTTGTCCTCTTCATCACCGATTCTTGACTGCAAATCGCCTGTGTTCAGCATCTTAGACCTCGTGATTGCCAATTCCTGCTGTTCTTTCACCTTTTTACTCACCTGTGAGCGGATAGATTTCCGCTTGTTAAGCATCTGTTGTTTCTTCTTCTCTCGCTCTTTCTCACGCTTCGCAGCGGCTTCTTCTCTTGCCTTTTGCGCCCGCTTCTCACGCTTTTTCTTTTCCGCTTCGGTCAGCGGCGGTCTGCCACGACCACGCTTCGGGGGTGTTGCCAATAGTTATCACCTCTTCATTTTCGTTTCGATTTTATCTAGCTCGGTTGCAATCCACCAGACGGAACAGCAGTTGTCCAACTGTCGCCACCAAGCGCACTTTTCTTTCTCGCAGACGCACCGACCGAGCGGATTGCTGGTCATCTTCATCGGACAGTAAAGTTCGTTGTCCATGATTTTCCTTATCATTCCAACTGAAGATGAGCGTTTACCATCTTAACGGGAAAATACTCATCTATCTGCAAAAACTCTCCGCTTTTTAAGCTGACACCGCCAGACAATTTACTTACCGAAATGTTCACGTTAGCTTTCATGAGAATTTCGCCGTTCAGCTCAAACACATCTCCATATTCCAGACACTCAAAATTAATTTCTTTTCTCTCAATATCACAAATTTTCATCATTTCCACCCCATCACAACAGCCGTACAAACGGCCAGACACACGTTGACGAACAGCCAGACGAGCATTGCCTGCCGTTCCTCAAACAGGCTGTTCGCCATGTTCTTGATTGTCCGTTCGGACTGAACTACTACCGCCAGTAGGACTAGGCAGACCAGCCAGCGGGTTACAAATTCAAACATTGTTAGCTCCACCTTTCCCTCAGCTCTTTTTCGACCTGTTCTGACTTTGCGGTGATGTAATCAGCAAACTCGTCAGGGGTCATGTTCTCGTTCTTGAACTGCCCAACCATCTCCCAGTATCTGTCGCCAATGCGGATGATTTTCTGCACCTGTTCATCGGTCAGGTCTGCATCGCACCGAAGGTTCTGAATCAGTGCGCCCCATGTGGAGGCGATGCCATCCAGAGCCATACGAAATCCGTACAACTGGTTCTGTCGTGCGATTTTGCGGAGGTTGGTCGGCTTGACCTGTTTGCCACACAGGGGGCAGTTTCCGAATTTATTCATCTGACTGCTCCTTTGTCCCAAGGCGAGAGAGCCAGCGGGCTTCTTTTTCATCTTCGATTTTGATAACCTTTTCCATGTACCTGTTATAAATCAAGATTCCGTCTCTTTCGGCGGACTTGCCAAACATGGTTAGGCAGACAAAAACATCCGCCATTTCTTCTTGTATATTTTCTAAACATTCCTCTACGCTCTTCGGTGTCGGGTTCGTGCCATTCAGCGCACGGCGCAGCTTCAACGCAGCCTGTGCCAATTCGGACGCTTCTTCTGCCAACTGTGCCAAGATTTCCGTCTTGGGCAGGATGTCTGAAACTTTCTTGCTCACTTCTGTTCTCCTTTCAACCAGTCGTTCAGCTTTGCCATGCAAGAGGGGCAAAGAAACGGCTCATCATAGCAATCGCAACTCCAGTAGTCCCATGCGTCATGCACGTTCTTGTCAACTAGAATCACGGCATTGGGCTTATGTCTCCCCATCTCATCGGGAGGTTCAGGATTAAACACTGCTCCGCAGCGGTCACATTTCATGCTCATTCTCTTTCTCCAATCTCTTTAGCAGCCCGTCCACGTCATACTGCCAATGGACACGTAGCCTTTTTGCTTTGACCTCTATCCCCTCTTGCTCTGCCCACTGCCAAGGGATGCTCTTCCGGCTCTCGTTGTAGCGGAACGCCAGAACCTTGCTGGCGGGGATTGCAAAGGTGCGGTTGATCGCCCTGTAATTGACTATCACATGGGCGGTCTGACCGCCGTACCCCATTGCGTCCACCATGTCAGTGATGTGCTTTTCCTTGCGGTACTTGCACTTTTCCTTGTCGTACTTTCCGAACACCTTTTCAAGAGGGATAGAGGGCGTTTCGATGGTTTTCAGTTCAAATAGATGGTTCATCGGGTATCGGTACACAAGGAAGTCACAGATGTTGTCGATGGAAAAGGACAGGTTCTCGTTGCCGCCGTAGTAGGTGGCGGCACTGTCTTTCAGGCGGTAGCACCACGCATCGGATGGGACGGATGCTTTGAAGTCTGCTTCAAACTGCTTGCCAGTGTTCATGCGCCATACTCCGTATCGTACTCGGCAATCAATTTCTTGCGCTCATTTTCCGTGTAAGCAAGAGCACCTTTGTAATAACGCAACATTCTTTCGTCACATTCACTGAATCTTCCGTTGTTGCGATACAATTCAATTTCTCTGATATTCTTTTTGCATCTTTCAATATAATCGAGCTTGTGGTTTATTTTTTCCAGTTTCTCCCACTTGTCAAACAGCGGTTTAAGGTATTCGTAGACAATTTTTGCTTTCTCATTTCCATCAGATGCCTTTTCCGAAACATAATTGAGCACTTTGTCGCTACTAAGTCTCATCCTCGTTCACCTCTAAATTCACTTCCGAGAAACCGTTTCTTGCCACGTTCCCGGTGCTTGTCCTCATAATCACGGTGGTACACGCTCTGGCTGTGATTCAGCTCATATACGAATGCCTTGCGTTCCTCGAAGTCTTTCTTTTCTGCTTTGTACTTCTCGCAAGTGTCGTGGCAAGCTGTGTAACGTGATTTGCAGTTGAGACAACAGGTAATCATTCTATCACCCCCATTGTTCGGACATGGCTTGCGAATGTTTTGCTATCCTACAAGCCCATTCAATAAAATCTTCTTTACTCATGTTAGCTTTCCCTCGATTGCATATTTTGCAACAAGGAACCACATTTTCTGCTGAGTATCCTTTTGAACTGTCTACTCGATCTATTCCATTATGGTCATATCCTTCCTTGCAGTTTTTGGTAACCGTATGGTCGCTTTTTTCAGCTCCGCAATAAAAGCAAGGCTTCTGGATAATACTCCTAACCTCTTCATAAGAAAGATTCCACGAAATCCCTCTATCTCTTGCATGACGCTTATATTGCAAAATAATGTGGTTTATAACGCCCTTATTGTCAGGCAATCTGTTCATTTGTTTTGGTAAGCAACCACAAGATTTTGTATTACCAGTTTTCAGGTTATGTCCTAGAACCGTAATAAAATTTCCGCATTCACATTTGCAAAGCCATTTTCTTTCCGTTGTTCCACATGGCTTTTTATGTATTCCATTTTGCTTAATAACAACAAGCTTGCCAAATTTATCCCCAGACTTTATAGAAGCTTTCATGCTCACTTTTTTATATCACCCCCAAGTATCTGCCATAGCTTTTGCCACGCCCGGAAAAGTTTTTGCTCGGTTTTTAGCCCGGTCAGTTGTAAACATCCCTTTATGCTGCTCTCCATGTTTATGAGAATAAGAGCCAGACGGACACCATGTCGCAGTAGGTTCTACGATGTTTGTCGGGTGCAGCGGCGGTACACCGCGCTCCCACAGTAGCGTTTTCTTGCTGTATGGATGCCCATATTCATATGGCTGGATTGCCTGCGTAGGCTTCGGATAATCAAAAATCTTGCTGGGAGTAGGATTCTCAATCACTACTTTTTCGCAATCTGCCGCCCACACGGCAAGAAAAAGCGCCTTGCCGCACAATCCCTCATAATACCGGGAAAGATTGAGCTTTCCTCCCTTGTACAGGTGTCTTGCTCCCGCGTTGCTCGTCTTTGTGCAAGGGACAAATGCGATAATCATATCCCAGCGGGGCACATCATGTGCGATTCCGTCCATGGTCACGACCTGCCCCCCCTCAATAGCCTTTAGACAGTCACCGAGAATATGCCATTCCGGATGCCCGCCGGACGGCTCAATCAGGTCGCAGGAATAGGCTTCGTGACCCTTCGCCCGGAATGCTTTGCAGACTTCCTGCGATTCCTCACAGGCAACTAAAACTTTCATCTTTCCAAACGCCCGTCCAGCCAGATAGCGCAGCTCTTATATAAGGTAGGCGGTCAATGCCTTACAGGTCAGAATGGCAGCGAACCATCGTCCTCAATCACAGAGAAGTTATCGTTCCCGCCCTGCGCGTAGCCAGAGCCAGACCCGCCAGCCAGTGTTTTCTTCGGTCTGACCTCATAATCGCCGGAACGAATCTTGTCAACGCTGGTAAAGCGGTCAACAACGAGCTTGGTCTTGACGTTGCCATCGTTGCCCATGTACTCCTCCTCACGGAGAACCACGCCGACCAGCTTTCCACGCAGGGTCTTTTCATCGTTGTTGAACTTGTAGCCGGGATTAGACTGCTCCACAGCGGTGATGAAGCCCTTGAAGAAGGGCAGCGCCTTTTCCTTGTAGCTCTTGATGGTCTTGCCGCCCCATGCCCATTCGCCCGGATTCAGCTTGCCACGTTCGATAAGGGAAGCGGTCTGCTCACGCCAGTAGCCCTTGAACTCTCCCTCTGCGACTTCCCACTCGATGTTCAGACGCTCCTTTGCAGGTTCGTCCGTTGCCTTGCAGATACCGGCAACATAGCCGCCAACAGGCAGGTCACGGCGCTCAGTGGCTTCCTGCACGTCATTCCAGTTGATGTTCTTCATCTGTTACTCTCCTTTGTTTTCCGGCTGAACCGGGATGTTGTAATACTCGCGGATGGTCTTGTCTACGGCAGCGAGGTCGTTCTCAATCAGCGCATCGTTGAACATTCCAAGAGGGGTTTTCACGGTGTCCATCCCATCATTGCGGGTGCTGAACAGGTATCGCCCATCCTGCACAACGGTTTTCAGAACGATGGTGAAGTACCCTTCCACGCAGACCTTCTCGTCCAGTAGCTTGCCGATAGTCTTGAACTTCTCGCCACCATCTCCGTCACGCTCGCTGTGGCCGAAAAAGTAGACCACAACATCGTCCGGCAGCTCCTTCGCCCGCATCAGCAAGGCGTTGAAGTTGGCTGCCATGTCGGTAAACTTCTGGTATCCAGCGACCTTTGCGTTCCGCATGAACTCGCCAGTCATAAGATAGGTGGCATCGTCAATGACGATGGACTTGCGCTTGGTGCTGTGGATTGCGGCATCAATCTTGCCGTAGTCGTTGGTGATATAGGTTTTCATGTTGCTACGGAACGGCAGCGGCTTGCCAAGCACGTTGATAACCGCAACCTGTTCCGGGTCAAAGTTCCGAAGCGAAGCGGACTTGCCGCTTCCGGAATGACCGTAGACCATTACTAATACTGCCATTTTCTTTCCTTTCTTTGGCTTCATTAGGCTTCATTGTTCTTACTTTGGCTTAATAATGCTGCACAAAAATCAATCTCCCCAGCACACGGAATCCGCTTCGTCTGGCCGCTGCC